CGATGGTCGTCGGCTGGGGATCTGTCGTCGCGGTCGCGGCGGGCATCTTCTGGTTCACCGCGAAGGGTGCCCCGGCGCCCGTGCGTGCGAACCGCAGGAAGCGTCGTCGCAGCACGCGTCGTCGCCGGTCGCGTCGGACGTCGCGCCGCAGGGTCAGTCGCAACGCCCGCCGTCGCACCACCGCCGCCGACGTGCGGTACGTGAACACGCCTCGCGACTGGGACCGGGAGCGGAACAAGCCGTCCAACTGGAACAAGAGGATCTACTACGGCCCACGCGATCACCTGACGATCTCGATGCCGCGCAACTGGTACGTCGAGTCGCCCAATGGGAGCCAGCTCTTCTACTCCCAGGCCGAGGCGAAGCGCACCGCCAAGAGCCTCGCCAGGCAGTACAGCCTGCGGACGAAGCAGATGAAGTGGACCGAGCGTTCGGCCGTTCGTCGCCGTCTGTCCCGCAACCCGAAAATCGTCGGCGGTGTCCAGGCCTACGCAGCTGCGAACCCGGGTCGTCGCTACAAGGCGCTCAGCGCCGCGTCCCGCAAGCGGATGCCCCCGTCGAGCTTCGCGCTGCCTGGCAAGCGCTTCCCCGTCAAGGGACCGCCGGGGTCATCGCGCGAGCGCGACAAGTGGCAGGCGCTCCAGGCCATCCGCTACCTACGCATGGGCCGCGTGAAGCGCCGCGCCGACTACCTTGCGATCCGCAGCGCCATCATCCGGCTCTACGGAGCGAACTTCTGGCGCAGCTGCGGCGGCCCCTCCTGGCCGAAGGTCGAGAAGGCCAAGCGCAAGCGGCGCGGGACGCGCCGTGGCACGAAGCGTAGGACGTCGCGCAGGCTCGCCGCGAACCGGCGGTAGGCATGCGGTCGGCAGCAGGCATCACCGTCGTCGCGAACACGACGGGCCGCATCCTCTTGCTCAGGCGCAGTCGTGAGGTGCCGAAGTCGGGCCTGTGGGCCTGCCCGGCGGGTCGACTGGACCGGGGCGAGAACCCGCTCCAGGCCGCGGTGCGTGAGTTTCGCGAGGAGACGCGGTACGGCGGTCCGATGCGCCTGGAGCCGGCTGGCACCCAGCACGAGAAGAAGCGTGTTTTCCACCACTTCGTCGGGAGTGTGCCTCGCGAGTTCCGCCCGCGTCTCAACTGGGAGAACGATCGCGCCGGGTGGTTTGCGGCCGGCGACTTGCCCGATCCGCTGCATCCAGGAATGCTCCCCCTGCTGTCTGCGTGGTAGCCTTGAGCGTGGGCGTCTGAACTGAGGAATCTAAGATGGCCCTCTACTCTGTCTGGGACTGGGATCGCAACGCGTGGGGCGTCTATCGAACGCCCACTCCCGTCAGCGTCGGCGACGACCCCCTGCCGCACAGCTCCTCCGGCGATTCCGCTATCGGTGCGGCCCCGAGCACCGGCGTGAAGGCGCTCCCCTCCAACGCGCGCCTCATAGGCTACGACCACCTCGCGCGCGGCGAGGTGAGGCGCCGGTCGGGCGCTCTCGGCGACAACGGTGACGACGCGGGCCGCTCCACCGGCGTCACGGGCAACGGGTGGCTCATGTTCGCTGTCGGCGTCGCCGTGGCTACTGGCTGGTTCTGGTGGAAGGACAAGAAGTGAAGATCCGTCGCCGCCGTACATCCCGTCCCCTTCTGGAGCCCAACAGCGCGCCTCCGTCGCGCTCAGCCCCCCGACATTGGCGGCGGCCGATGACCTTGGCCGAACGCCTGGTCGATTCGACAGCTGCCGACGGCATGACGCCAAACCGCGCGAGCCGCCTCCGTGGTGCCTCGATGGACACGCGCTTCGGCGACGACATCGACCCCGATGCGGTCCGCGGCAACGCGCTCGACGCGGCCATGGATCGCTACGAGATCTTCCACGACAAGACCCCCATCCGCGTGGCCGAGCTGGACCACGATGTCCCGACCGAGTGGGTGCGGGTGGGGGACGCCTTGGGGGTCATGTACCGGACCGACAAGTGGAAGTCCGATGGCACCGACGAGGACTACAAGCACCTCCACGATGCCGGCGATGACAAGCCCTACCCCGTCGCGAAAGGGGTGCGTTTCTACGAGCCGGCGGCGGAGGCGCCGCGGAGCCGCGTCGGTCGTCAGCGCCGCAGCTCGGCCCGTGGCCAGCGCCTGCCGGTCGCGCGTCCGAAGGCGATCGCGCTCCTGGGCTACTGCCTGGGCGTCTTCATCCGCCGCGATGATGACGGTGAGACGTACGAGGTAAACCCTCGGGGTTGCTATCTTTTCAGCTCTCCGTCGGGGAATCTTCTTCTGCTGTATTCGCCGCAGAAGCAGCCGGACGGTTCGTCGGGATTCCTCGGCGCGATGGCCGGCGGCAAGCTGCGCGTGCTGAAGGACGGGATCGACGGATGAGTGGTATCGACGGGGCCGAGATTCCAGCGTGGGGCATGTTCGTCCTGGCCGTGCTCTTCCTGACCTTCCAGTTCGTCGGGAAGATCATTCAGTGGCAGAAGACGCAGGCCGACAAGCGCGACGGCGCGCCGAAGACGGCCGAGGCGGTGATGGGCGAGGTAGCCACCTCGCTCGCCAACATCACGACTGCGCTCGGCAGCGTGTCGACTGTCCTGGCCACCCTGAGCGAGCGTGTGATCAGGATTGCCGACCAGACCGACGAGCTTCACGCGATCCACCTGGGACCGAAAGCGCTCGACGAAAATCTCCGCCCGAAGTGGTGGTCGGACCGCGACGAGACCCAGAAGATGCGCGAAGCCATCGAGCAGATGAACAGGCGGATGGCGTCCATCGAGCGCTCGCTTCCGCGTTCCGCTACGCGCCCTCGAAGTGCCGATTCGCTCATGCCGGCGGCAGTGGGCGGCGGTGTTGAGCCGAAGACCTGAGACCGGCCAGAATCGCATTCCGCGACCGACCAATAGAACCTTCCTTCTTTTAGGGTCGCTCGCGGAATCCATTTCCGGCTTGACGTGACCACGGGTCTCTGCCTAATCTCCCTCTCGAAGACCCAGGGCGCCGCAACCCTGTTTCCCCCATCGCTACGGGCGGGTCGAACAGGTGAGTTGCGTGCATGGCACTGGTCTACAAATCGAGCGACACGACGAAGGCGCGAGCCTACGAGCGCTCTCCAGGCATGGAGCCCAATCCGGGGGTCTCGCACCTCACGGTGGTGAACCCGAGCGGGCGCCGTCGGCGCCGGGTGTCCGAGAACCCTCTTCAGTGGGTCGAGGGGCGCGGACAGCGGCATCGGCACGCGAGTCCAAAGTACAAATCGTTGAAGCAGGCGCTGGGCTGGAAGAAGCGACATCCGAAGTCGGACGCTCGTCTCTATCCCGTGGACGACAAGGGCACGATCCTTACACGTCCCGTCAGCAAGAAGCTGCTGAGTAACAGGAGGAGCGGAATGGCCTACAACATCGGAGCCCTGCGTCGCGCCATGCGGTCCAACCCTCGCGGACGGAGCGGAAGCGCCGTTTCGGAGCGGGCGGGGTCTCGGGGCGTCAAGGTCTCGTCCCCTGGCCGTCGGCGTAAGCCGAAGCGCAACACCAAGCGCAGCGGCACGCGTCGTCGGAGGCCCACGGCCAACAGGCGGAGGCGGACGAGCAAGCGGACCAGCAGGCGGAGGCGCAGCGGCCGTCGCCGGACGAGCCGCCGTGGGCGTCGTCGCGTGAGGCGCAACAGCGCGGCCTATCGCGGTGGCTGGGAGCGCACCTTCGGCAAGAAGAAGAGGAGGTCCTCCAAGCGCACCAGCAAACGCGGAGGCAAGCGTCGCATGACGAAGGCGTCGCGTAGCGCGGCCGCGAAGAAGGGCTGGGCGAAGCGTCGTCGGGCGTCGGGCAAGGGCAAGGCGCGCACCAGCAGGCGCGGGAGCAAGCGTCGGTCGACGAAGGCTTCGCGGCGCGCCGCAGCTCTGAAGGGGTGGCGGAAGAGGCGCTCGACGCGTCGGGTCAAGGGGACCAAGCTCCGCGTGACTCGCTCGGAGGCTCGCCGCGGTGTCGCGGCGTACAAGAAGCGGACGAGCAAGGCGGCCCGCTCGCGTCGGGCCGGAACGGCACCCAAGAGGCGTACGTCGCGCGGCAAGGCGCGTCGGAGGCGCAGCTCGCGTCGTGGCAGCAGGCGCCGGGCGTCGAGCGGCTACTACATGGGTCGGCGGCGCGTCAGGCGCACGGGTCGCGAATACGTCGACAAGTATCTGAGCAAGGGGTACATGCCGGCCGTCGCTCGCGTGCGGCGCTCCTCGAAGCATCGCTCGGGACGTCCCTCCATCCTCAGCTACCCGATCGCCAAGGGGCGCGGACGGCTCTCGAAGCGCCGGACCTCGCGCAAGGGCGGTCGCCGCTCGCGCGCGATCGGTGCAAGCCACCGCGGGACTCGCGCTCGTCGCATGACGGCCAACCGGCGTCGGCGTCGGAGCAGCAGGCGTCGGAGCAGCAGGCGTCGCAGGAGCAGGCCTGGGCTCTACAGGAACCGTCGGCGCAGGTCGCGTCGCACGAGCCGTCGCGGCAGCCGCCGCAGGCGGAGCAGGAGGAGGCTGAGTCGCAACATGCTGGCTGCCTCGAAGGTGAAGTACGGCGGACGCGGGAAGTACCGGATGGGCCGGGCGCGCGGACGTCTCTATCAGGTCGTGGAGTACGGCCCCAAGAGCAAGGGGCGCCCCGACAAGAAGGGGCGTCGCAAGAGGCTCACGGGCTACCCCGTGCTCATTCCCGCCAGCGTCAGCGAGCGCGCGTACGTGCGCAAGTATCGCTTCGGTGGGGCGGCCAAGGATTCGCACCGCAGGGCCAAGACTTCTGGCTACGCGGAGCGCAAGAGGCACCCGCGGCGTCGCGTGTCGAAGAACCGGAGGACGAGCATGCGCAGGAACAGCAGGCGCCGTAGGACGCGGCGCAACCCCAGGTACGTGGTCGCGAACCGGCGTCGTGGCAGGCGGAGGAGGTTGCGTCGCAACCAGTTCTTCGGCGCCGACCTGATGAAGGACGTGGTGACGCCGGTCATCGGTGGCACCGCAGGCTTCGTCGCGGCCCGCTTCCTCTCGAACGGTCTCGCGAACATCGAGGCGATCCGGGGCATCCTCGACAAGGACAAGCCGGCCGCCGACGCGGAGAACACGAAGATCGCCGCGAACGTGCTCGGCATCATCGCCACTCTCGGTCTCTCGACCAAGGTGAAGGTGATCAAGGACAACCAGGGTGCGCTGATCACCGGCATGGGCCTCGCGCTCACCGACCGGCTGCTCGGCCGCGTGACCGGTGACGCCGCGGCCTACCTCAGCGGTGGGTTCGGCGAGTACGTCAGCTCGCCGCTCAACGGCATGGGCGAGTACGTCAGTTCGCCTCTCAACGGCCTGGGCGAGTACGTCAGTTCGCCTCTCAACGGCCTCGGCGCGTACGTCGAGACCCCCGGCTTCGGTGAGTATGTCGACCAGCCCCTCAGCGGCCTGGGCAACACGCTCTACGCCGCCGCGGGCCTCGGTACCGAGTACGCCACCGCGGGGTACGCCGAGGGTGTCGATCCCGCCAACATGGCGGGCGTCGACGGCCTCATGGACGTGATGGAGGCCGCCGCCGGCACCGGTCAGGTCATGGAAGCCGCCGCGGGCATGGGAACCCTCTACGCCGCTGCCGGTCTCGGCGCGGAAGAGGACCAGCGCCTCAAGAAGATGTACGCCCGGGAGCAGCCTCCCTTCGCGTCCATCCACACCCCCACCGACCTGGCGCTGCCGGTCAACCGCACGATGCCCTACGCGCGTCCGGTCCCGACCAGCCTGGTGACCCCCGAGGGCAAGGGCTACGCCGGTGGCCTCTACGCTCGGCACCTCTTCGCGGGGATGTTCTAGGCGCTCCGCGCTGAGAACCTTCTGAGGAGAACCCATGGCACGTCGTCGTCGCAGTCGTAGGACCAGCCGCCGCCGGAGCAGCCGGCGGAGGCGGTCCACGCGCAACCCCAGGTACGTGGTCGCCAATCGGCGTCGGCGTCGGCGCAGCAGCAAGCGGCGTAGCAGTCGTCGCCGGAGGTTGCGTCGCAACGTCTTCGGTGCCGACCTCGTGAAGACGGTTGTCGTGCCGGTACTCGGTGCGACGGCCGGTTTCATGGCCGCGCGCTACCTGGGCAACATGGTGGCGATGGAGGACTGGGGGACCACCGACCCCAAGACCGGGAAGCTGATCGCCGCGGCGGTCGGCATCCCGGCCGTCTTCGCGGGCGCCCGCTCGATGAAGGGCGGCATGCTCGCGAAGAACTCCGGGGCCATCGTGCTCGGGATGGGACTCGCGGCGGCCGAGGCCTACCTTCGCGACACCCCGATGCTCGGCGGAGGTCGCGCGGCGGCAGCGCTGACCAACGGGAACGGGAACGGGAACGGTGTGGCACCGCTCCCCGGCACCGCTCCCCTGGACATGGCGCCGGGTGAGATGGTCGACGTCGTCGCCCCCGCCGCGGAGTCGGCCGAGGAGTCCGGCGACGGGCTCTCCGCGTACTACTCGCAGTCGATGCTCGGCTCGCTCGGCGACCCCGCCGATCAGGCCGCGGTCGAGGCGACGATGGACCGGGTCGAGCCCGTCTCCACCGTCATCCCCACCGGCTGGGCTCTCCCGGCCACCAACTTCCCGCAGGTCCGGCGGGTGACGGAGCGCTTCGCCGGCTCGCGCGGTGATCGTGGTCACGCGGGCGGCATCTACGCCCGGCATCTCTTCTCCGGGATGATGGGTGGCTGACATGAAGATGTCCCCAATGAACTGGTTGCTTGTCGGCGCTGCGGGCGTCGGGGCCTGGTGGCTCTACAAGCAGAGCCAGAACGGCAACGGCAACGGCAACGGTAACGGCGCGGCGATCGTGCCCGTGCCGCCCGTGCCCGTGCCCGTGCCGCCCGTGCCCGTGCCGCCCGACATGGCGCCGGGCGAGATGGTCGATGTCGTGCGGTCCACGCCTGATGGCATGGGCTACGCGGGCGGTATCTACGCCCGACACCTCTTCGCGGGGATGACATGAAGATGACCCCAATGAACTGGCTGCTTGTCGGCGCCGCGGGCGTCGGGGCCTGGTGGCTCTGGAAGAAGAGCAGTGAGAACGGCGCCAACGGCAACGGCGTTCCCGTCGAGGACGCCCAGTGCGCCGCCCAGTGGGACGCCCTGCCGAAGGACGCAGCCGATATCCCTCCGGGAATGGACATCGCGACGCTTCGGGCCATGTACATGCGCCACTGTTCGGGCGCCGGAGACCGAAAGCGCTGTTTCGTTGACTTGATTGGCTCCGAGCCGCCGCCGGAGTGCATGCCGGTGCTCGCCCCGATGATGGGGGAGTTCATGGCTCTGGCGATGACCGCCACTGCGAGCCCCGCAGCTCAGGCGGAGATGGCAGCCCAGCGCGCTGCTGACGATGCCGCGTGTCGGGCGGACCCGGCCTGTCAGGTGGTCGGCGATCCCGGTGTTGCGCCGTGGCCTCCGTCTGCTCCAGCGCCGCTTCCTGGCACCGCGCCCATGCCGATGAGGCCGGGCGAGATGGAGCGAGTCGTCCTGGATCATCCCGCGCTGATACTGCCGCAGGTCATCGCGTCGGCACCGACCCCCGAGGCGGGTCCGCGAGGACGTCCCCCCCGCCATCTCCTGACGCACGCGGCGGTCGCCGAGAACACCACGGCCACGAGCGGCCTCGGATACACAGGCGGGATGTTCTCTCGTCACCTCTTCGCAGGGATGAGGTAGCTCCAGGAGCACAGAACAAAGTCACTCCGCAACCCGATAGCTGACGGGTGAAAGTCTCCTACCGCTGGGAGGTTTCGGGTTGCGGGGGCAGTTTCAATCTGAGAGACTGTCCATCGATCAGCGGGGATGCAGTTGATAGCGGCGACTGCGAAGATCCTGGGGGAAGAAACCATGATGGAGCCCCAGGGGAGAGATCAGTAACATGCCCAAGATCGTCGGAACGCGCGAGCGCGTTCACCAGCCCTTCTACGACTCCCTCATCCGCATAGATGGAGCGGGAGACCTGCGCGCCGGCAACGTCGGTGTCTTCGGAGCGGTCCAGTCCCGCTCGCAGCTCTTCGTGCGCCAGGGAGCCGACGTCGCGGTTTCCAATTTAACAACTGGGGGATTTTTTCCCAGCGACCAGACTTTTGTCACCCTCGCGGTGCGCGTCTGGACCTACTTCCGCTTCAACGCGGAGAGCCCCCGTGCGAACGCGGCCGCGGCGCAGCAGCCGATCGGCAGCCAGCCGCAGATCGCGAACGTCGCCGGTGCCATCGGGACCGTCACGGCGGATCGCATCCAGAGGGTACACAAGCTCTACCACCAGGCGGAGAACCAGCTCTTCTGGCAGTTCATCGCGGGTGACAAGCCGCAGCTCACCACCTTCACCGCGTACACCCCCGCGGCCGGTGGTCTCGACGGCTTCTTCGCCGACACGCGCCTCCCGCGCGCCAACAACGGCGTCCCGACCTCGGCCGCGCTCATGCGCCTGGCCCGTCCGATTCTCGTGCCGCCGCGGCAGGGTTTCCAGGTCGTGGCGATCGCATCGAACATCGGGCAGACGGTGGGCGCCTCACTCATCGAGCAGCTCAACGGTCAGGTGTCTGATCTCGACCCCGCTTCCGTCATCACCAGCGGTGTCCAGGGCACCGATGGTCTCACCGTTCCCGGGTCCGACGATATCGCCAAAGATATCAAGTACTTGATCGACGGTATTCACAGCAGGGACGTCCTCTAGGACCCCAGCTTCCGGGTTTGACCCGGGTCGCGTGGCGAGCACCAGCCCCTCCCCCGGTGCTCGTCTCGCGGCCTCTGATACGGAGCCAAGTTCCGCGTGAGAGGCCGCGATTGACGTGAGTCAAGAGTGGGATTGACCGTGCCCTTCGGGGTACGAGCGGTTTGCCCATCCCTGAGTGGCGAGGAGCCGGGTAGGGGACGCAGGTCCGGGAGGTTGACAGATGGCGAACGATGATCCGCGGATGGCCGAATACCTCCGCAAGATGGCGAGCCGGACCGAGCGCGTCGAGGCGCAGATGGAAGCTCTCCTGCGTCGCTACAAGGCGATGGCCGGTGAGCAGGCCGACGACAAGATCGAGCTGAGCAAGCTCCGCAAGGCCCTGAAGAAGGCCGCCGCGCGCATCCGGTACATCGAGGACATCCCCGGCAAGCGGGTGCCCTACTTCCAGACCTTCCAGATCAACATCCCCGGTCCGACCGCGCCCGCGACCACGGTCGCCGGTCAGCGGCTCAGCGACACCAAGCAGGTGTCGATGGACGGGCCGTTCGTCTGCACGACTTACCTGAGCGCCTTCCTGATGAAGACGTACTCGCTCGGTCCGTACGGTGACCAGAACAGCGGGCGTCCGAACGACCCTCCGGTGGGTACCGAGGTCATCACGCCGCTGACGGGGCGCTGGCGCCCTGTGGCGTCAACCGCCGACCCGTTCGCCGGTGCGTACATCGGCGGCTCGATGGGTCCTCAGACCATCGCGGGCGCGCAGACGGTGCAGACCCTCCGCCCCGGCCTGATCGACTTCCTGTTCGAGATCGCCGACGAGGGCACCGATCGCCTGCGTCAGAACCAGGTGCCGATCCCGTCGCGCTACCTCTTCAGCGAGTTCGACCGTCCGCTCTACCTCCCGGTGAGCGACTTCTTCGAGCGTGGCTCGACGATGCGCTTCTCGGCGACGCTGACGCGGGACCTGGGCTTCGCCGAGGTCAACTACCCGCTGCTCGCCAACGGCTTCGCCGAGGGTGGTCAGGTGCCGCAGCCCGATCCGACGCAGGCTGGCGAGATCGGCCGCGTGTCGGTCTCGATCGGCGGTACGCTCTACTTCACCATGCTCGGCTACAAAATCCTTCAGGCCCAGAGCCCCGCGGTTTAGGCACCGTGCAGCACTTTCTTCTCATGACGAGCGGCAGGGGGCGGGTGATCAGCCGCCACCGCCTGCTCCGTCCGGCGGAGCGTGCGCTGGAGAGGTACATCAACGCGCGCAAAGCGAAGCACGACCGGCTCATGATTTTCAGCATCTGGGCCCAGCGGTCCTTGGGGTACAGCCGCAAGCACGGGGGCCACCTCGTGCCCGTGCGGTTCAGCGTCACCGAGGACGAAAACGGTCGCGAGAAGGACCGTCCCTACGCCATGATCGTCAAGGTGGTGAAGGGCTGATGGGACGCCACGACGGACGCGGCAACACCTCTCCGACGCAGCGGTCGCCGCTGCCGCAGGGGTATCCGCGTCCGAGTAAGACGCCGGTGGCGGTTCGGATCGTCAACGGCTTCACCTTTTCGCTTCCCGGCCGCACGCGCCTCTTCTTCCAGCGGCAGTTCTTCTCCACGTACCCGCGTCCCATCCAGGCCGCGGGGCTCCCGCCCTTCCCGCGGGATGTCCCCATCGCCACTATCCAGGCGCCGACCCACCAGGGGATCATCCTCCGTGAGGTGAAGTTCAGCGCCTACCAGCACTCGGGGATTGGGATCGAGGACATCGTGGCGGTGCCCGAGTCGAGGTCGAAGACCTACCTCGGCTTCAAGTTCAACCTCGGGAACCGCGGGCTCACCGACTTCCAGACGAACCTGCCTGGCACCGGTGTGCCCATCGACCTCGTGAATCCGCAGACCGCGGGCGGCACGGCGCCGCGCGCAGGACAGGGCAGCATCCACCAGGGCACCGGGTCCATTACCCCGAGGATGCCCAACGAGAACTTTGCCGCGTACGCGCAGCCCGGCGACACCATTCAGGCTACGGCGGTCGTCCTTCGGCCGCCGAGTTTCGACCTCCGTCTCTTCGAGGTCGAGATCAGCGGTTGGCTCGCTAACGAAACGGAGATGGACAAGATCATTGACCATTTGAAGAGGTAGGTCATAGCCTTTCGGGCCACGGAAGCGGGGCCGGTCCCCTTTGGAGGATCCGACTCCACCCAAGTGACGAGGTCCCTCCCAGGCGCCCAGCCCGTAGCGGAGGGTGCCGACCTCGCTTCCGTGGCCCGACCCGGAACACCATGCCCCGACAACCGCGCCAACGAATCTTGTACCGCTCCGAAATCCGCCAGAAGACGGATCGGCCGACCAACAGCGTCATCCTGCAGTACGTGGGGCGCCGGATGCAGTGGCACGACCGCATCTACGGCTACGACGACGGCACCTTCTTCGTCTGCAACATCGACGAGATCGGCTACCCCCCGTCGCTCATCGAGCTGGCGAACGAGCTGGGCTTCGACATCGACCAGCTGCCCGACGCCCGCCGGGTGCGTGAGGCTGCAGCGGACGCCCTGGCGTCGGAGGGCTTCGTCGATGCGCCCGAACTGCTCGGCGACCTCGCCACGCCGCCGCTGAAGTGGCACAAGGCCGACGAGCGCGAGCTGGAGCGCAAGCACATGATCGCGGTGTCGCGGCTCACCGAGCTGACGCGCATCACCGCGGCTGAGATGCGGCGCCGCTGCCTCCCCGTCTGCGCCCCCGAGCCCGAGCCGGTCGCCGTCGAGCCCCTCCTGCCCACTGCGGGCATCGAGTACCTGTCTCCGGCGCCCGAGCCGGTTCTGCCCCTAGCAGTCGCAGAATCGCCCCCCGCTCCCCCGGTGGAGGTGGTCGAGACTGTCGAGGTCGACGAAGGCGCTCTCTCCGCCTCCTCGTCGGTCGTGAAGCGCGTCCGATTCTCCATCAACGCCGCTCGCGAGGCCGAGTTACCCCAGCGGCTGCCCAGCGGTGCGCGTCGACGCTTGAAGCGAATGCCCCCCGGCATCTACCTGGCCTACGGCGAGGCGCTCGACATCCGGGCGGAGCTGTGCGCGGCGATGACCGATGGCCGGGCGCTCGGCCGCAAGGGCCGCGAGGTCGTACTCATCGACTGGGACGGCGAGTGGCCCGTGGTGCCGCGCCGCTACGGCCAGGGTGGCCGGACGATCTACAAGGTCGAGGACGCGCTCCGCCGCCACGGTATCGAAGTGAAACTGGAGGAGGTGGCCTGATGCCAGCGCGAATGACGATCAAGAGGACATCGCCGCGAGCGGCATGAAGATCACGGTGGAGCTGTAGCATGGCGAGAGACTGGCCCGAGTACGCGTACGACGACGAGACGGTCTGTCCCGTGACGGGGGAGAGCCACGAGATCAACCCGCACGACCTCCACGTCCAGTACGGTGGCGAGCACAGCTGGCAGGTCCGCTGCCACTGCCGCGAGTGCGGTGCCGACGCGACGATTCCCATCGACGACAACGCCGTCGACGACTGGGGCTGGGTGCTCAGCAAGCCTTCCCGAGACATCGACCTGGACGACCTCCCGTGAGCTACCACCGCGCACTCGGAATGGGACCGCTTCCCCCGATGACCTCGACGCAGCTCTTCGCGCAGGCCGTCGACCCGTACTCGCAGCGCTTCTCGCCGCCGGGCGCCGTGTACTCCCCCTACGGCTGGGGACCCGGCTTCAACGTCGGCATGCCCATGAACTACTCGCACCACATCGGCTACGAGCGGGTCCCCCTTCCGCCTGGTACGTACGATACGCTCAGCGGCACGTGGAGCGGGGGAGTGCCCGGAGGCGCAAGCTATGCCCAGCTGACGGGCGTGATTGGAGTGCTGTGATGGCCTGGACACAGAAAGACGACAGGCGGGCGACCCGTCAAATCAAGAGCCTCAACAAGCGGATGAGGAAGGCCGCTCAGCTAGCTCTTGGGGCGGCGCGGCGCGGCAACGCGAAGCTCATGCTCGAACACTTCCGGGACGCGGTTGCGTTTGCGGACCAGATGAGGGGCATCTTCGGAGATACCCCCTACCGCCAGGACGAGGGTCACCTGGTTCCCGAGCTGGCAGTGGGCGCGGACGAGGACATCGACCTCCTCATCATTGCTCTCGCACGGGAGCTGGAGGCGCCCTGATGGCGAAGCGGCCGACGGCCGGGCTCGACTTCATGGAGGAAGCCGTCGACATGGCGGTCGACAGCCTCTTCCACAAAGCGTCTGGCTTCGTGGCCGGCTTGCGGGCGGGGCAGGTCGAAGTACTCTCGGAGGAGTACAAGCGCCAGGCGTTCGCGTGTGTGGGCTGCGGCAACCAGTTTGCGCTCGGCGACATCGAGATGGTGCATCCCGACAACGGATTCGGGCTCTGCCGCAACTGCTTCAAGTTCTTCTGGCTGGCCACCAAGGAGAAGATCGCCCGCCTCGGGAAAGGTGCCGCACGCCGCACTGCACCGACGCAGGGCGCCCGCCCGCAGCCGCAGCGTCAACGCCCGCCCGGGGCTCCCCCTTGGAAGGTGCTCGGCGTGAAGCAGGACGCGACCGTCGAGCAGATTAAGAAGGCCTATCGCAAGCTCGCGATGGAGTGGCACCCGGACCGGTTGCCGCCGAGCGCGACGTCAGCGCAGAAGGCGCAGGCGCAGCTGAAGTTCCAGGAGGTCATGCGGGCCTACAACGTGATGCTGAAGGTGCGGCAGCCGCCGGAGGGATGATGGCCAAGCAATTCGTAGTGACGCGCAACGCGCTGCATTGGGGTGCCACCGGTGTCATCGAGGACGTGGAGGTGCGCGAGTACGCTCGGTTGGGCTCGGCCATGCGGGCGATGAACGAGATGAACAGACGCGCCAAGGCCGACATGAAGCGCGGCTACATGCTCCTTCCGGGTGACCCCGAGGAGTATTTCGCGGGCCAGGCTCAGACGGTCACGATGACCGAGGAGGGCCAGGTGATTGCCTTCGTCGAGTACGACGACAAGGGCAAGCTCGAAGATGCTCGCGTACACGGGAAGCTCGACGTGAAGAGCATCTACCCGAAGTGGTGACCATGGACCCCGAGGTCAAGTCCCAGCCCGTCCGCCTGCTCGACGTCTTCTTCATCGGGCCGCTCATGATCTGGGGCGGCCTCGCGCTCAATGACCAGGGGCATCCCTACGCCGGTCCGGTACTCGCGCTGCTCGGCCTCACCACCATCATCTACAACGCACGCAACCACGAGATCGTGCGTCTACGACAGGAAGCACGAGCCCGATGAAGGCTGCAGCTCGCTTCGATGTGCCGATGGGCATCGTCCCGGACTACGCGACGTTCGTGCGCCATGTCTGGCGTTATGCAGACGAGGACGGCGCCCGTGCTGTCGTGCCGCCGCCGTGGGTCTACACCGTCCTCTTCGAGGACGCCGAGGAGGTGGGCACGGTATTCGCGGTCATCGAGGCGGTCGCGACCGTGCAGGCCTCGTGCGCACACCCGATGCTCGACCCCAAGCGCATCGGGGTCGCCGCGCGCCAGAGCGAGGATGGCCTGAGCAGAGACTCGTACGAGGTGCGCTTCGCCGACCTGGCCGCGCTCCACGTATTCCTGATCACGCTCGCGGCCCAGTCGAGCATCGATCACGTGGCCCGGCAGGCAGGCGAGTTTCTGATGTGGACCCTCGGGTTCCGGTGGGTGTGAGGAGAGACGATGCGACGACGTAGTTACAGGCGGCAACACCGCACGATGCTCCACGGGTTCGGCACCACCGAGGAGGTGATCGCCGAGACCGTCGAGGAGACCGCGGGACCCGCTCCGGCCGGCGGGCTCAAGATGGCTCTGGCGATCGGCGCAACCGGGCTCATCGGGCTTGGCCTCTGGTACGGCATCACCACGAAGACCTACACGGGCCGGCGTGTCTGGCGGGGAGCGGTCTGATGACGCACGACGAGATCAACGACGCGATCGCGTACAACAAGAAGCAGGGCTACTGCGAGAGCGAGATCAAGCTCATCCAGAAGACCGTCGGCGCGACCGAGGACGGGATCTGGGGGCCGGAGACGGTCACCAAGCTGGCCGACTGGCAGACGGCCAACGCGCTGACCTCCGACGGCAAGTGCGGCCCCGAGACGTGGACGGCCATCAAGGACAGCTGGGAGCTGATCCCGGTCGACCCGACGGACCCGCCCGACACGGGCGTCACGGAGATCGGTTGCGGGCTCGCGGCCTACGACCAGACGTGGCCCGGCCATACACCCGAGGAGGCGCTCGACAAGGCCTTCGACCAGGCCGTGGAGGAGGGCTGCAAGGAGATCCGCTTCTGGTCCTCCGAGTGGCTCATCCCCGAGGAGCTGTCGCACGGCGGCAACAAGGGCAACGACTACTCGGGCGCGTGGCTGGAGCAGAAGGCCATCCCCGAGGGCGTCATCGTCGGAGCGTGGATCGACGACCCGGTCCACGACGTCAAGAAGCCCGAGTTCGCCGACCACCTCGTGCGGATGCAGGTCAGTCGCGCCGCGCTGATGATCAACAAGTCGAACACGCAGTCGAGCCAGGTGCCGTGGGCCCTGCGCTGGGACAGCGACGACCTGAAGGCGGTCGCGGACCTCTTCCACTCCCGCGGCATCGAGTGCGTCGCGACGTGCTGGCCGCGGCCGAGCAAGAGCCAGATCGACGCGATGTGCGCCGACATGGCGTGGATCCTTCCGCTCATCGGCAGCACCACCTTCGAGGTCGACACCGAGGGCAACTGGAACAGCAAGTTCCTGAGCGGCTTCAAGAACATGCAGGAGGCGTCCGAGTACCTCGCGCAGGAGATGCGCAAGCTGGTGGGGGACGACGGTCACCTGGAGCTGACGACCTTCACGTACCACGTCGAGAACAGCAGCAGCGCGAAGCTCGCGCCGCTCATGGACCTGCTGCTGCCCCAGGCGTACAGCGTCCGCCACCGGAGCAACGGGACGGTCGGCTGGAACGACTCGCTCGGGCCGGGCAAGCACCAGACGCTGGCCGTGAACCGGGCTCGCCAGGCCGCTGCGGCCTGAGGAGAAGACGATGGCGAACCTCACCACCAACCTCAAAGACCTGGCGACCCTCGTCAAGGAGAAGGACTACCGGGCCGAGCTGTCTTGGAACCGCGACGATGGCTGGGTGGTCATCATCCGGGAGAAGGGCAAGCGGAGCGGTGGCGGGGTCGGTCGCAGCGGTCGATCGTTCGGGTCGGCGCTGAGCCACGCCATCGACGACCTGTTCCTCTGATACCCTGGAGCACCATGAGCTACGCACTCGGAATCTTGGAGCTGGAGCGCCGTCGCCACGCGGTCGAGACCGCGGACGAGGGGGTGCGCGCCCTGGCGCAGCAGCGCGTCGACGAGGGCAACGCGGCCTTCCGTGCGGGGGACTACGCGACGGCCAACCGGCGCTACGATGAGGCGTTCATCCTGCTGCCGACGGCCAACATGCTGGTCATCATCGGCCTGACGATGCAGCGGCTCGGCCGCTTTCGGGACGCGTCGTACCGATACATTCGCTACCTCCGAGAGAACCCCGACGGGGACCGACGGGGCCAGGTGGAGGAGCAGCTCGCCGAGGTGCAGGCGGCGATGGAGCTTGCGGCGCGTCCCACCGACATGACCTTCACTGCCGAGGAGACGTCCGCGCATGCAAGGGAGTTCGCCGGAGGCGCTCCCGCGCCGCCCGCGGAGCTTCCCCCCGCTCTCCTCGCGGCCAAGCGGGCGGCCGTCCAGAGCGTCCGACAGGTTCAGCAAGCGGCGCCGCTCCCCACCGACATCCGCAACCCCTACGCGGAGACCAACTACGCCATCTGGATCGCGACCGGGGTCGGCGTCGTCGGACTCGTCGGACTCGGCTGGTGGCTGACGCGCAGGAAGAAGGCGCCGAAGAAGAATCGCAGGCGACGCAGGCGCTGAGACGATGGCTCGGCGCAGGACGACTCGCCGGAAGGGGCGGCGCACCGGCGGCATCGAGCTGCCCGAGCCACTGGTCGCTCGCATGATGCGGGCGGTCAGGGGGGCGTTCGAGAGCGTCGCTCCGAGCGGCGAGGACGAACTCCTGGCGGCGATTTTCGGAGAGCAGGTGTCGTCCGGTCCGACGGTCAGAATCGTCCCTCGGCCGGTGTCGCAGTACAAGCGCGACAGCGTGCGGATGCTGCCGCCGGAGGTCCAGAAGCGGATGCTGCGTGACAGCGTCGCCGTGACCGTCGGCACCTACAAGGTGCCTAGCATCAAGCCTCGCGCTCCCCACGCCAAGGTGTCGCTCACCCTGGTCGATCCGAACGCTCCGGGGTACTCGCCCTCCCAGAGCGGCAGCCGGGTTGTTGGGACGGGCTATTTGGGTTCCGACTTTGAAGTCGTTCAGCTGTCCGCGACAAAGCGTCGCGCCGTGGAACGCGAGGCGTTTCGCGCGCTGGGGATGACTCGGCGCGACGCGAAGAGCATCGACCCGGATGAGCTGGCCGGAGCCTGTATGTGGACGTCTGTGCAGGGCTATCAGATCGTCATGCGCGTCAAGTTCAACCAGCCCTACAAGCCCGACGCGCTCTTCAGGACGCTCGAATCGGTGCTGCGTCACGAGCTGGCCCACGCGATGGATGAGGGGCTCCGGGCGCAGGACCGCGACAATCAGCAGCTCCAAGACCTGCAACTCTGCACCGAGAACATCGCCGAGCTGATGGGCGTAGAGTTCTCCTCCCCCCCCATCGACGGGTTTCAAATCAGGGGCCAGGAAGACGAGGCGTGGACCCCCGAGCAGTGGGGTGCCTATTACAACCTTCCCCACGAGGTCGCGGCGCGGCTCACCGAGGCTGTCGACCAGCTGGCCGATGAGTTTACGCTCCTGGAGCTACGCCTGCGCCTCAGTGACGAGGAAGGCCCGACTGGCCGGGTGTTGTTGGAGTGGGCACGGCAGCACAGCACGTCGGTCCGCGAGATGTGGCCGCGCCTCGACGACACGAACCAGCGACGAGTGGCACGGGCCATCTACGACATGGCAGCGTTCGAGATCGAAGACGCCGGGCGCTCACGTCCGCGCGTGCTCCCGAACCGAAGGAGGAGGCGACGATGAAGAACAATCCGCAGGGCTGGGTCCTGTTCGCGTTCGCGCTGCCCGCAGTCGTGCTCGGCTACGTCTGGCTCATCCTGCTCTGCCTCCTCTTCATGGCGGAGTGGAAGTCGCTGAGGTTCCAGGGCGCGGGCGTTCTCACGACGCGGACACGGAAGTGGGCCGCGAAGTTCTGGGGCTACAGCACCACGCTCGGCCGCGCGATCCTCTACCACCCGCACGCCTACGACGAGACGCCCGAGGTCGACAACCGCACCGAGCGCCACGAGTTCGTCCACATCAAGCAGTGGGAGGACGCGCTCGCGTGGTCGTTCCTCGCGGGGCTGTTGACGGCGACGCTGGCCGCGTTGCTGGCGGGGATCGACGTCGGCGAGTTCTTCGCTGTCTGGGGAATCGGCTGGGTCCTCGGCGTCGCGACGAAGGCGACCAACTTTCTGACCGCGATGCTGCGCTACGGGCCGAAGGGAATCTACCGGGACACCGAGCACGAGCGGAGCGCGTACGCGCAGACCGACTACGTTCGCCAGACCTCGGTCGGCAAGAGCTGGGATGATCTGCGTGACGAACACCGAGAGCAGCAAGAAGGCCTGCTCGGGTGACCCGTCTGGTCGAGAATCCAGACGCCGGTGACCCCCTCTTCGACGCGGGTGAGGCGTTCGCTTCCGTGTCGCCCGACTACGACCTGCTGATCCGCATGCAGGAGGAGGGCTGGCTGCCCGAAGAGGACGACGTTGACCCCGGGGCCATCTACAACGGGCGGAAGGTCCGCTGGGTCGGCACCGAGGGCCGCATGATGAAGCTCGACTGGGACCAGATCCACGCTGCCCCCGGGAACCCGTTCGAGCCCGGGAAAGTCCTCGCGTTCGCCGAGCTGATTGGCTCCGGCGACAAGCCGCTCATCAACGCGCCTCCGGTACTACTCAGCGACGTCACGCTAGACGACGTCGAGGAGTCGCTGCATGCGTTGGCTCGCGAGGAGCTGTTCGCGTCGCACGGGATGACCCGCCCGTTCACGGCGGGGGACGAGGAGCTGGACGAGTACATCGCCAACCCCGACGACTACATCGAGACCTACGCGGCGGACGATGACGACGCCGACACCATTCGTGCCGACATGACCGAGCGCGCGGACGAGGCGGTCGAGCAGAACCTGGGTGACCTCGGGAAGATCACGGCCCAGCTGCGGGACGGGAACCACCGGGCCTACGGCGCCTACCTCGCGGGTGAACCTGACCTGTGGGTCATCGTCCGCGGCGCCTCGGACATGAAGCGGCTCGGGCTCACGGAAGACGACCTCGAATGACGCTCGTACCCAACAAGCCGATCGGCCGGATGAAGCACGTCATCAAGGCGTACAAGGACACGCCCCGGAGAGGCATCATCCCTGACGTGGGCACCGTCGCACTCCTCCTGACCGGCCGCGACTCCGCTGTCTCGGAGTACCAGCGCCGGTTCGACACCCCGTTGCGCAAGCTGTATCCATCGCCAGCCGGGATTTCCCGCGCGGACCAGGCCTTGCGTGGGTTTGATGTGGTTCCCGGCGGCGCGCAGCAAGAGCTGTCGCCCCAGGGCTGGCGCGAGTACGACTCCATCCTGACGATCATGTCGGGCTTCTTGGAGGGGACACTTCCTGAGCGGCACGCACACGACGTGGTCATCCCCTGGGTCGCGCGCGAGCTAGGACGCCTCGATAAGTCGGTCGCCAAGAGCTACAAGAAATACGGCCCAGGGAAGCGCCATGGGGAGTGGGCAGACCGCGCGGACTTCTACAACGAGGTGACGCCGCAGGACTACTACGACGCCGTCGCGGCGCTCCAGAAGAAGGCGCCCGTCATCGGCATGTGGGCCGAACAGGAGAAGGTCGACCTCAACAAGACGGACCTCGCGACCGCGCTCGCCGCCGTCGAGGACTTCGAGGTCGACTACGGCAGCGGTGTTCCGCAGGGCGTAGTCGTCATGGAGTTCGACGACGGCTACACGATTCAAGACCTGACGTCGCGCGAGCAACTCGAAGCCGAGGGCGACGTGATGGGCCACTGCGTCGGCGGGTACTGCGAGCAGGTTCAGCACGGCGAGGTACGCATCTACTCGCTCCGTGACCCGAAGGGGAAGCCGCACACGACGATCGAGTGGCGCCCCAACATCAAGTCCGAGGGCTGGATCAAAGGTACTCAGGCGCTTGACGCTGCCGTGGGGGAGGCGGCGCCATGGGGCTTTGACCAGGACGTTGCCGACACTGTCATCGAGCCGGTTCCGCTGGGCGCGCGCGACGTATGGGATCGCCCCGCCGACTTCATCCGGTCGGGGCTGACCAAGTTCGGGCAGTTCGTACAGATCCGTGGCAAGCAGAACGAGATGCCGGCTGAGAAGTACCGGGTCTACGCCCAGGCGTTCATCAACGAATACTTCGACGCCGACCCACTCGGGCTCCTCATGGTCGCGATGCCGAACCAGACCATCCAGTTCAAGGGGCACACCATCAGAGACATCGACTTCACCGACGAGTGGGCGTGGGAAGACGTGCCGTTCGACCAGGCGGACTTCCGCGGCGCTCATTTTGTGAAGTGCAACGTAGGTGGTGACGGGTGGGAAGGCGTCAGGTTCGAGGAAACGACGTTTCAGAGCTGCTCTCTCATGGAGTTCTTCGACTGCTCCTTTGACAAGGCGAGTTTCAACAACACCGTCTTGGACGAGGGCGTAGCGACCGGCGCATGGTGGACGCCCGACGGCTCGGGCATCAAGGACTGCTCTTTTGAGGACGCACTGTTTCGTGACTCCCGTTTCGAGGGAAACAGCTTCAACGACTGCAGCTTCGTCGAGGCGCACTTCGACCGGTGCGTGCTGGCGAACGTGGACTTCAGCGGGTGCGACTTCACCGACGCTGTCATCGAAGGCAGCAGGGCGCAGAACGTCTCGTTCGACTTCACCGACATGGACGGGTTGACGCTTCGCAACAACGCCTGGCAGCTACTTCACATCGACCGCTCAAACATGTCGGGGATGGGCTACCACTCAGCCTCGGAACTCTGGCGGGGGATGGGCGAAAAGCGTGGCGAGAGCAATGACTGGCCCGAAGACCTCCTCCAAGACGAGGCGATGAACTGATGCGCCCGGAGCTGAAGCAGCTCGGGGACACGATGCTCCGCTTCGGCAAGGCGCTCTTCCCCCGCGGCTACGTGAAGGACGTGTACGCCTGGGAGACCAGCGACAACTCCGTGCGGTGGGCGTGGGTAATGGAGCCAGAGAAGCTCCGCCGTGCCGTCGCGCTCGGCCTCATCGACGGGGAGTACGAGACCGGTCGACTGCCCTTCCAGTGGGAGTACGTACAGTACGCGTTACGCGAGGCTGGAATCGAGGGCTTCGACGGCTTCAGCTGGGACCGTGGACCTGCCAGCGTCACCGAGTTCGTGATGAAGATGCCGAACCTCGGCGGCCACGTCCTGGGCTGGGGCGAGCCCTACGAGGACTTCGCCGCGACCTTCATCCCCGAGCCCGGCTACCCGTGGCCCCACGACTACTACTCGGCCAAGAAGGGGCGCATGCAGGACGGGGGCAAGCGCCCGCCGTGGCTGCTCCCCGAACCCATCGTCGACGCGGCGCACGCGCTCAACAGTCCTGGCGTCGACTTCTGCGAGTTGATCGGCCCGCTCGAAGGTTACGAGGCGGGGGGAGAGGTCGCGGCCTGGGGACGGAGCGACTACTTCGTCGTCACGCATGCCATGGGCTCGATGGACAACGTGACGCGCCAGGGCAGCTGGGCGGACAACGCGGCGCACATCAACTCGTGCGGAGGGCTGCTGTTCCCGTCGCTGGCGGTGGGTCAGATCCCAGCCACCAACTTCGGGCCCTTCGTGATGGTCGCGGACGTCGGCGCGGTGCTGCGCTCGCTCAAGCCCAACATGAGGAAGGGACAGCAGCCGCCGACGTTCGTCTACGACACCGACGTCTGGAGCATGACGACCGGGACGTTCTACAGGGAGGGTGCGATCAGCGCGTTCGAGCAACTCACCGGCGACTCCGAGTGGATGTACTACCTCGACATGAACGTCTGGCCGCTCGGCAGTCCGCAGGCTCCTGAGCTGCACGGCCCCGGCGTCGCGAGTCGGCTGACGCGCGTGACGCAGCTCAAGCGTGAGGTGAAGGACCGCGGCCGCGTCTACTACCGCGGGCTCGGTCCCGAGGAGGCCCAGGAGATTTTCGAGCGAGAGGCCGTCAGCACCTCGAAGCTCCGCTACCCGTACCTCGAAGCGAAGGCCAACGGCGTGATGCCGATGAGCAGCTTCCCGATGGCGGTGGCGCCCGCGCAGGCGGTCGACGGGTTTCGCAACTTTCTCGCCGACGTGGGGTTCACGGGGCGCCTCGTGACGGTCGATCTGCCCGATGAGATCGCCGAGGTCATGGCTCCCGAGTGGCGCCCTGCCGACATGGACATCCACCAGAAGCTCGCTGTCCAGGGGTGGGCAAACCTGGAGTACGGTTGGCACGTCGCCGACGCGATCCGGGAGCAGGGCGAGGAAGTGCGCGCATGAAGAGCTACCACCTCGACATCGAAGACCTCGAAGACATTGTGGGGCCCGCCGACACGTGGCCCGGTCGCTGCCACGAGGTCGCCGTCGCCGCTGCGTCGCTGGTTGACGGCGGCGAGGCCGTTTACGGGCACTACCGCGGGCCGGTAGACCCCCACGGATACTGGCGCGACTACAGGAACAACCCCTTCATCCAGCACGGCTGGGTCGAGCTTGCCGACGGCGGCGTTCTGGACCCGACGCGGTGGAGCTTCACGGACGACGAGCCCGAAATCGCGATCTTCGACGATTGGGAGGCGGAGGAGGAGTACGACAAGGGCGGTCAGCGCCTGCGCGCGGACCTCATGAAGCCGCCGCCGCCGTGGGACCCGTCGGCCCGGACCGTCTCGCTCGCCGTGCCCAAGGGCTCCGACCTGGAGATGACGCTCAACACGCTCATCGGCGAAGACCAACACGGCACCGACGACGACGACGGCTACGTGCTCACCGTGATGCAGGCCGGGTGGCTCGCGAACCTGCCGTACGCGACGCTCGCGCCGCACCAGAGGGAAATCTACGAACTGCTCGACAAGGTCAACCTCCTCGCCTTCGTCCCTCAGGACAACCAGCAGATGGCGGGTCTCCGGTGAACCCCGAGGTGGGAAACGGCATGGTCGAGCGGATTGGTATCAGGTGGCCCCATGAGCCGGACGTGTCTGGATTCAGGCCGGACTACGCCGACGTCGTACGCCACCGGCAGCTCCCGTTCGACATGAAGGACCCGTTGATCTTCCATGTCCTCACCACCCTCAGCGGCGGCGATGAGCTGCTGCAGATCATGCGCGATGGCGGCTCCCTCATGCCCGCCTCGGAAGCGGAGGAGCGGTGGGGCGACGAGAGCAGCATGATCTTCGCTCGCGACCGGATTGCGGGCGACAACGAGTACCTATTCACGACGCCCTGCAATGTGTTTGCTGAGCATCACGAGAAGGCCAGAAGCAACCCGGCCGTCGCCTTCCGTCTCAACTACGTGGCGTCGGTAGCGAAGGGGATGGCGTTCCGCGTGCATGATCTGGAGCCGTCGTACAAGGAGGCGGAACTGCTCGTGTCCGACCCGGACTCGCTCGGGATTGACGAGGAGGAGTGGGAGGACATGAGCCCCGAAGAACTGCAGGGGCAGTTTGAGGAGGAGATTGCTGTCGCCGTGGAGGAGCAGCTCAAAGCAATTGCCGAGTGCGGCACTCAGTACGACACAGAAGCCGCCTTGCAGCTGACGCACCTCTACGCGCAGTTGATGGGGTCGTTCCGCCAGGAGTCCATGTGGGTCCCGGCAGACGACCCCGAGCGTGTCCGCATTTTCTCGGAGGCAGAGTTTCTGTTCCCGGAGTGCATCCTGGAGCAGGACGATGTCGAGTGGGCGCGCGACCTCTTCATTGAGCGGCAGATCGAGTCGCTCGTCGAGTCGTGGGTGGACCTGTTCGGCGACCCTGTGAAGCCGTTCCCGAACTTCCCGACGCGGCTGCTCACGGCCCCCTCGTTCGAGCGTCCCGAGCTGATGGTTCAGGGCGCGCTGAGCCTCTGCGAAGCGGCCTTCTACCGGGACCAGGACGGCGCATGGCGGTCGGTTCCCGAAGAGGTGTGCCTGTCGGGGAGGGGGACAGCGTGAACCCCGAGGTCGCCAACGCGATCCTCGCGGCCTGGGATCGGAAGAAGATCACAGGCAAGAACGCCAGGCGCGTCATCCAGGCGTGGCTGCGTGCGAAGGGCTACCGCGAGGACCACTACGGCAACTTCCTGATGCCGAGCGGCGAGCGCTACCACTTCAGCAAGCAGCGGCTGCAGCGACAGAAGAAGTACGGCGGCGGTCGCTGGAGCAACGTCCGCACCACGTCGCTCATCGAGGCGGCCACCAACCTCCTCATCAAGTCCGCGCGGGCCACCGACGACGCCACCGTCCTGGAGCGACTGGAGGGCGCGCGCACGAAGCGCGGCGAGCAGAAAGCGAAGCAGGCGAAGCAGCGGGAGCTGGAGCGTGCGCACGAAGAGGTGCGCCGCATCGCCCTCAACATGGTCGCCGCTGAGATGCCGCTGGAGTTTGCGGAGTGGCACGCGAGCGGGCGTCCGCCCCCCGACATCAAGCGCGCCTTCGACATGCATATGGAGCAGCTCGAAGCACTCCGACGCTTCGGCGGAACGCTGCCGTCGGTCGAAGACCTCTTCAACATCCAGGAGCCCCCGTTCGCGCCCCTCCTTGTCGACGTCGGACCCGTCGAGTGGGACCAACCGCACGAAGGCATCGAGTACACCATCACGGTCGAGAAGGCGCGGGGGAAGGACAACACCGCCATCATCGAGATCGGCGCCACCGGGGGCATGGGGCAGCGCATCGATCCCATCACCGGCTCCACCCGCATGGACGCTCACGGGATCGAACGCCAGGGGGACGCCTACGCGAGCGGCTACATCATGCGGACGGACGAGGGCGCGCTCGGCGTCCTCTACTTCATCATCGCGAAGGAGAAGCAGCGCGGCGCGGGGAGCCGCGTCCTCGACCTCTGGTGCGAGCTGATGCAGGCATACGGCTCCGCGGACTGGCACGCGCGCGCGGTCGGCGATGAGGGACAGGCGTTCCTCGACAAGAAGGTGGCCTCGGGGCGCCTGGAGTACCTCGGCAAGTACGGGCCCGACGAGCGCTACCGCTGCCGCTTCGATCGCGCGCAGCAAGAGCTGTTCTGATGCCGCGGAAGTACGCACAGTCTGCGCAGGGAGTACCAGGAAGCTCGCAAGCAGGTGTGGCGCAACTTCACGATCCAGCTTCACGACCTCTACGAGACGATGATGGCGTTCGTGCTCGACTGGGCCGCCGGCCGCACCGAGACCCGTCGATCTGGAGCAACCGATGATGGCCATCCGCATCTACCACGCCATCGCGGAGGCGTGGAGCGGGTACCTCGGGGAAGAGGTCGCCCACGAGCGCGCCCGGAACGCCGCAATGGCGCTCCTGAACCACAGCCTCAACCCCGACCAGACAGTCGACACCCTGACGCGCTGCTTCGTCGCTGCACGTCTGCCCTGCTACGGGGGGCGGGGGCTTGCTGACGACCAGGTGCCCGAGGCCGTAGCACGCGCAATCGTAGCCCTCTCGCACGCTCCGGAGTAAGGTGGCCTCCTGATGGCTCTGCACTACCACCTGGCCGACGAGCTGGCCCGCAACGCGGAGGGCTACGAGAAGGACATCTCGACCCAGCTCCTCAGGATGGGCTGCGCCATCTGCGGGCGACCCCTGCGTGACCCGGTGAGCCTGGAGCGCGGGTGGGGGCCCATCTGCGACGACAAGTACGTCGGCGGCTCCGGCCACGCGCGCGTCTGGCAGCAGATGGAGCGTGACTTCGATCCCGAGGCCGCCGCGGCGGCGATGCGCGAGGCGCCCCTCATCGAACCCATGCGGTGGCTGGAGCCGATCCTCAACCCGTCGACGGGCAAGCCCTACATCGAGCGCATCTTCAAGAAGGGCGAGGAGCTGCCTGACGGCACGAAGGCGCAAGGCGGCGAGATCGTCACCAAGACGAAGCCGCTACGCCCCGGCTCTCTGCGCGACTACTGGGAGAAGAAGGGCGGCAACGCCGACGACCCGAACGCCCCCTGGCGTCACGACATCGACCTGCGGCGCACGATGGTCTCGAACGGCATCTGGTACGCGAGCCGCGCGGTCTCGTTCGGGTTCGACGGCGACGTCGTCTCTGCCCAGAAGGTCGACCCGAAGTGGATGGTCGTAGCGTCCGTTCAGCGGTTCGCGCGTGCCGTCGGCCTGCCTGGCGCCGCCAACCGGATGACCGAGTTCTACGGCGCCAAGATGGTCAAGTACATCCAAGCGCAGCGGAAGGCGACGAAGAAGGCGAGCGCGAAGAAGGGCATCGTCTTCGAGCACGTGCCCGCGGACTACCAGGTCGAGCAGTGGGACACGCAGGCTCGGCGCAAGCGGGTCATGGCTGTCGGAGAGCACGCGATGCGCGTTCACGTTCCCTACAGCCAGGAGTTCAACGACCTCGCGTGGGAGAACAAGGACATCTTCTTCGGTCGCGAGGGTGAGAAGGGCGCGTGGAGCTACGCGCTGGCCAAGACTGAGGCGATGTACTGGCGCTACTTCAACCAGCGCGACCTGCGTCAGGTCGTGAACATCATCTCGGGCGTCTTCGGCGACCAGATGTGCATCACGCGCCAGATGCTGACGGTCGAAGACCGCAAGCGGAAGATCCGCGAACGCGAAGGCAAGGTCTGCGTCCTCGACGTCTCCACGGGCACCTCTCGCCTGTTCTCGAAGGAGGTCGCTGACCGACTCGTCAAGGGCAGCGAGTACGAGACCGTCGACAGCAAGAAGAAGCCGGGACGTTACCGCATCGTGAAGGACAAGTAGCCGTGCGCATGAACCCAGCCGATGAGACCGACCTCGAAGCGCTCTTCGAGACGGGACTCCCGCAGGCAGCGGCCGACGACGGAAACCTGTTCCCCCTTCCGTCGATGCCGCTGCTCGAACAGGAGATCCCCGAGACTCCCCCCGTCGGCCACCCGACCGAAGAGACGGGCGAGGTTGCCGAGATCGGCCCCGAGATCGATGCCATCCGCGTCGGCGACCTCGTCACGATCCCGGGCGGCAAGAAGATGAAGGTGCAGTGGGTCGACCCCGGTAAGCAGCGGGTCGGGCTCGGCAAGAAGAAGAAGAGCAACTGCGTCTTCTTCAGCTTCGCCGAGATCGAGACCATGAGCGGCAAGAAGGTCTCGGCCGAGAGGCGCAAGAAGGCCAAACAGATCGCGCACGAGATCGAGGAGACGGGCGGCGTGGTACCGCCCGAAGAGGTGCTCACCGGCGACTACATGCCGGACATTCCCATCAACCCGGAGACCGGCAAGGCTTGGCCGTACCCGTTCCAGATGGAGTCGATCGACTTCATCATGCGCCCGAAGTCCGCATCCATCGGGCCACCGACGGCGCCGGGCCAGGCGTTCGGGAAGGGCACAGAGGTCCGCATCATCTCCGGGCCCGACGAGGGGGCGCAAGGGCGCGTGTTCTGGATCGGCAAGGACAAGCACACGGGAGGCTCGCGCTACGGCTTCGAGAGTGCCGACGGGCAGACCTTCTTGGTCGGGCATGCGGAGGTCGAGGAGGCACAGTTGCACTGGGGCGGTGGCCTGGTCGCTGACGAGATGGGACTCGGCAAGACGCTCACCGCCATCGTCTGCACGGTCCCCCCGGCCGTCGCCGTCGTCCCCGCGCTCCTGAAGGTCAACTGGGGCAAAGAGTACTCGAAGTTCAGGCCCGAGCTTACGGTCGCCGAGATCGAGGGCGGGCGCCCCGAAATGGTCGACGAGATAGCGCGCCGTGCCGACGTCATCGTCATCAACTACGACATCTTGCACAGCCACATCGAGTGGCTGCTCGCGCGCCAGAACAAGACCGTCATCGCCGACGAAGCGCACTATCTCAAGACGTTCCAGACGCGCTTCAACAAGGAGTCGCGGAAGACCGAAATCCAGATGGGTCCGGGCAAGACCTCGCGGCGCACCAAGGCGTTCCACGACCTGCGCTTCGGCATGCCGCCGGGCGGTCGTCCGATCTTGCTGACCGGCACCCCCATCCTGAACCGAACGAAAGAGCTGTACCCGCTCCTCTACTTCATCGACAACCAGATTTGGGGCGGCCCGTACGCCCAGCTCAACTTCTGGAAACGCTACTGCGGCGGCCACAAGGGGCGCTTCGGCTTCAACGCCAACGGGCGCACGAACGTGCAGGAGCTGCACGCGCGCATCAAGAACATCTTCATGGTCCGCCACACGAAAGCGGAGGTGCTCACGGAGCTGCCCCCGAAAGAGCGCTCGACGCGCGAGGTCTCGCTGTCCCCGAAGTTCCGCAAGATGTACGCGGAGGCTGCCGCCAACTTCATGGCGTGGGTGCAGCGCAACGGCGGCGCCCAGGCGGTCGCAAGAGCGCAGCGCGCAGCGGCCCTGACGGAGCTGACGCGGCTTCGGCAGATCAGCGCCGTCGGGAAGGCGGCTGCGACGACCAACTACATCGTCGAGTTCTTTACCTCGACACAGCGCCCCCTCGTCGTCATGGGCGTCCACAAGCAGGCGTTCACGGCAATCGCCAGCGCGCTCGACGCGATCAACGAGAACCACGAAATCGTGAAGCGACGAGAGCGTGGCCAGAAAGGCGGCCGCGTCAACGCCAAGCTCCCCTCGATCCCCCGCCCCATCCGCTACGGGAAGGTGATGGGTGGCATGTCCAAGACGGCACGCCAGAAGGCCATCGACGACTTCCAGGTACGGGGCGACCTCGACGTCATCCTCTACTCGATCCACATCGCGACGGGGACCACGCTCACGCGTAGCCAGGACATGGTCTTCTTCGAGCGCCTCTGGCGCCCTGCGGACCAGGTGCAGGCCGAGGACCGTATTCACCGGCTCAGCCAGACGAACACCTGCAAGATCGTCTACCTAGACGGCGCAGGAACCATCGACGCCAAACTCGCCATGCTCCTCATGGAAAAGTCAGTCACAGCGGCCGGCGCCATCGACGGTGTCGACCTGTCCTCCGAGATGGCGTCCATGCTCGTCTTCGGCGAGATGATCGGAATGGCCGCCGGATTCATCTGCGGGCTCTCCGACATCCTCGACGACGCTTCGGCGCTCGTGGGCGAGGCGTTCGACAACGAAGACCTCGGGAGCGAAGAGGGCGCCGCGATGACGTTCGACGATCCCGAGGCCGACGAGGTGTTCGAGAACCCCGGCGCGTTCCCCCTCACCGGCAACCGGGAGTTCGACCGCCACATGGAGCCCAACTCCATCTACGGCGAGTCCGACGACGACCTCGACGAGGATGGCGACTGGGTCGACGTCTACGGCGAAGAGGTCGAGCGGCTGGAGCCGAACCGTGCCGAAGAAGAGGTCACCGCAGACGCGCTCGACTCCTGGTACGACCCGCTCTAGGAGGGGGTCTGCTCCTTCTGCTCCCACGCAGCACGCACCGCGGCGGCGAGCGGGACCATCGTCTCCTCGTTGAGGCTGATGGCCAGCAACATCAGAAAGGTCGTCAGCTCGACCTCGTTCTGCATCCCCACGATGTTGATCGTCGGATGGATGTTGAGCGCCGACGCGAACCAGAGCGCGCGGTCGTCACGGACGAACGCAAACTGCCCGTTGCAGTCGCACTCGCACTCCCAGACCGTGGGCTCGGCACCCACCGTCTCACGCAGTGCCTCGACGAGGTCTTTGCGCTCGAACTGGTACATCTTGGTGGCGGCAGTCACGTCGGCTCCATCTTCAGCTGCGCCCGGCACTCGGGGCAGGTGGGTTCACGCTTCAGCGGCAGCGTCCGCGACTCGGCCCAGGTACCGCACAGGGTCCAGACCCCGGCGATCACCTCCGCCTTCGTCAGCTTCCGCGCCTGGACCTGCGTAGCACACCACCCGTGGTCGGTCTCCATGCAGCTCAGGGCGGTCACGGACGGTAGTTCGTGCGGCGTGAACACGGGTGTCTTCTTGGCGCGCGGGGGCTCCTGCTGCACCCCGTTCGTGACGGCGCGTCGGGGGACCCGTGCGAACCGCGTGGGGTCGCCGTAGGGGTCCACCAGCACGGTCTCGTCACCAACGTCGAGCACTACCTCTGCCTTCACCGGTTTGTCGCGCGCTCGCAGGCGCACCATCACGAGTTGGCCACGCTCGAACATGCCGAAGACCATACGCATCGGCGCGTTGTCAGACAAGTAGTTTCGACGCACTATCGTGATACGATCCCGCCATGTCGGAGACCGAGCGCGACGACGAGCCGACACAGGAAACGAAGCTCCCGGTGAAGTGCCAGAAGTGCCAGAAGCATCACTGCGAGTGCTGCGTGTTCTGCGACGGGCCGTGCCGTGGCGCCCAGGGGCACGAGTGAGGAGCACCGTTCTCTGCCAAGACTATCGGGAGGCGCTGAAGGTCGCGGCCGAGGAAGCCGAGGAGCTGGGCGACGACCACCTCGTCATCGATCTCGAAGCCGGCTGGAGCAAGCCCCCCGCTGTCAACCGGCTGGAGCCCTGCGCCCTCTGAGTGCTACCCTGGCGGGGCTACGGGGCGCCTGGACTACCAGGAGAGCATCCATGACCTACCACCGGTCCCTCGGGACAAACGGCAACGGCAACGGCGACGAGCCCATCTTCTTCGAGCTGGTCGTCCAGGGGCAGACCCGCGACCCGGGCCCGAACACCTACGAGACCATGGCCGGCGCCATGGACGCCATGATCATGGCCCACCGCCGGCTCGGCGCGCGCGCCTACATCGTGAGCCCGCCCGGCTCCGAGAACGTCATGGTCGACGTCGATCCCAGCGGTCGCCCACGCCAGCTCTTCCAGGAGGACCGGAGCGCCGCCGAGGCGGCGGTCAGGGACCTGGACCAGGCTGCCGTCGAGGTCGGTGAGCAGATGACCCGCGAGGCCCAGCGCGTACCGCGGATGGCCCTGGCCGTCGGTGGTGGCGCCGTCGCTGGCGCGCTGCTCGTCAAGAACCGGATGCTCGGTGCGCTCGGTGGCGCCGTCGCCGGCTACGCGATCGACCAGTTCCTGCAGCGGCGGTAGTCGTGGCCACGCTGACCATCGCCGGCAAGAAGTACCGCATCAACAACGTCGTGCTCACGGGTACGACAGTGGCCCCGCGGAAGAAGGTCGTGGCCGCGTTCGGCAAGCGCGGCATCAACGTGCAGGGGGGCGTGCAGCTCACCACCGACCTGCTCATCATCGGCACCCGTCCCGGGAGGACAAAGGTCAGCAAGGCTCGTGACCTGGGCGTCCCCGCGGTCCTCTCGGAAGACCTCGTGCGCTCGATGGGCAAGGGCATCGGGCCGAAGACGCCCAGCGCCGGAGGGAAGGCCATCGGCGTCATGAAGCCGAAGCCGAAGCGGCTGAGCGCGGCGCAGCTCGACAAGGAGGTCGACAAGGCGCTTCGCGAGATCGCCAAGGACGATCCGTGGCTTGCGGCGGAGCTGAAGAAGGAGGGGGCTCGCGAGAAGCATGGCTGGCCGAAGAAGCCAAAGCGCCGCACCACGAAGAAGGCCGCCAAGAAGCCTGCGCGGCGCACGAGCCGGAAGCCCAGCGCCGCGAAGAAGCGCCACCTGGCCGAACGCCGCGCTGCCATCGCCAAGAAGAAGCTCAAGGAGTTCTTCTGGGAGGACAGCGAGGGGCGCTACGGACTGGTCAAGGCCAGCTCGAAGACCGACGCGAAGAAGCGCATCATGGCGCGCGGCAAGCGAGGAGTGAAGATCCGTACGCGGATCCCCAGCTGGTACTAGCTGTGGCCTACACACTCCTCAAGAACCCACCACGGCTCGCGAAATCAAGACGCGGGCACCCAGGGATCCGGGAGCCCAAGCAGCTCCAGGTACTGGTCCAGCGAGGTGATTTCGACACCGTCGTGCAGTCGGACTTCTCCCCCTGGTTCGGTCACAGCTCGACTCCGAGCACGCGCGCGGCCCACGACAGAACCTTCGCTCGCGATTCGTTGGAGAGCGGCGTCAGCACGTCGGTGACGCGCACCATCGCGCGCATCTCTTCCAGGTCGCTGTCACGGCTCGTCACCGCGATCTTGCTCCGGGCACCGGGCTCCCGTGCGGCGGTCTCGACCTCCTCACCCTCGCCGTGCAGGTTGTTGACGATTCGCTGAACGACGGGATCGGGCTGCGCCATGTTCGCCTCTCGCAGCGCTTGCTGAGTCGCAGCCGTACGAATAGCAGTCAGCTTGCGCCGCTTCTCGGCTTCCTTCCTCGCGTTGGCGGTCCGCCGCGCGCCGCTCTTTCGCGCGCCGCGCTTCCGACCTTCCACGGCCCACGCCTTGCGCTCGGCGAGATCCTTGTCGCGCCACTCCATGAGCACGGCGAGCGTGACCTTCTTCGGCGGGCGCTCGCCGGGGAGGGTGTACAACGGCGCGTTACCGCCCACCCACTGCGCGATTACAAGCAGCAGGTCTTCGTCCGGCGTGCTCTTGCTCGTCTCCACTTCGGAGACGATCGACTGCGTGTCTCGGATGTTGCCTCCGAGCGCGGCCCACTCTTTGGCAACTTTCCATTGCGGTAGGTTCCGGTCCTTGCGGACGGATCGGACGAACGGTCCGATGCGGGTCAACGGATAATGGCGCCCCGTAGCAGTACGGGCCTCGCTTACTCGAATAGACATTTGGCGGTCTCCATGTTGGTTGGTCATATCGCAGTTCCATACACGGTTACTCTCGACGCAGGATTACGTCGATGGAATCTCGAAGCTCTCTCAGCGCGCCTCGCAGTCGCATGTTCTCGGCGGCTGCTTCGTCCTCGCGCTGCTCGACTTGCGCGAGTCGTTCGCACAGCTCGACGGTGAACTGAAGACGTCGGTGGCCGTCAGCGTGACCATCAGCGGCGGCCTCGCGCTCCTCTACTGACTCCAGGGGCGCTGAGCGCTCACAGGATGGTCAGCGGGCGCACGCCCTTGACGATGTCGGTGCCGGGGATGATCTCACCGTCGTCCTCGTACGCCTTGAGGATCGCCTTCTTGAGCGGCTTCGGGTCCTGCTTCGTCTTGTACTCGTCGGGCACCTTGTTGATGTCGAGGATCGTCACCGTGTCCCCGGCGTCCCCGAGCGTCACGTTGTTGAGGTCGGTCTTGATCTTCGGGACGTCGAGCACGTCCATCGACTCGCGCACCCAGCTCCGCAGGCGCTCCTTGTTGTTCTCCAACGCCTTGCGGCGTGCCCCGAGGCGCTTCTCCTCGTTCTTCACCGCCGTAACCTTGCCGGCGATGTTCCTGAGGACGCGGCATACGTTGTCGACCTTCGTCTTGAGCGTGCCCTTTGCGTCATCCATCGTCGCGATGAGGGCACCGATCTCCTCGTCCGACGCACCCGCGTCGATCGCGTCTTGCAGGGCTGCGTAGTCGCCCATCAGCTCGTACAGGTTCGCCATCCGTCTCCTCCCAAGAGGCCGAAACACTAGCGCTTGACCGGTTGTCTGACAAGGACTACCTTCGACGCACAATGGCGGGCGAGAACGAGCCCTGCCGCACCTGCGGCGGCAAGCGGTGGGTGACGGTGGAGCTGCTTCACGCTACGAGCAACGAACCGTGTCCCAACTGCAGCGAGGAGCCCCGGGTGACCACTGCCGACGATTCCAAGAACAAGTACCGCGCCTCCAACTCCTTCCGCGACGAGGAGGTGAACGCCATGCTCCAGCTCTTCGACAAGCTCTACAAGGGCGGCGACGTGAGCACCATCGTCCGGAGCGATCCGTGCAGCAAGGTGTGGGCAAAGTTCAAGAAGATGCGCGACAACCTCGACGCGAAGACAACATGAGCAGCGTCGGACAGGGGCGGTGGATTCTGCGGCTGCAGCGCCTCGTGCGTGGCATCGAGGTGCTCGGCCCCAACGAACCGACACAGAGGCATCCTGCGCCAGGCCACTGGGCAGTGCTCGGGCCGACGCGCGAGTTCAGCTTCAGCGCGCAGAGCGCCGACCATGCGGCGATGCTGTACCTCGCTCACTACTGCGACGACATCGAGGCCAAGGCTGAGGCCGCACAGAAGCAATCCGCGAAGACCTCGCGGCCGAGCGAGGCCTGAGCACCGCGTTCGGTCTCGCACTGCTCGCGGAAGTCGATCGGTTGCGCGCCCAGCGCGCCCAGCTTCTCCAGCTCGCCGAGGATTGGCAGAACAACCCGCACGAGGAGGGTCCCGGCGCGTGGCACATCCTCGTCAACTGCGCGAACGACCTGCGCGCGGCGCTCGGCGAAGAAGAAGGGAGCCCAGGCTGATGACGGAACTAAGGGACCCGGTGGAACATGGGCCCCGAACTGCGCGCGAGCGCCTTCCCCACGGTCTGAGTTACTTCCGATAATGTCTCTTATCTGAAATACGGGTTGACACGCTATGAGCTGATGTTAGACTGCGGCCATGGCCAGACGCCACCGCAACCCGTTCAAAGACCGCCGTGCCAGCATGGGCGCCGAGGAAGACGCAGCTCCCGACTGGCTGCCCACCCCGCCGTACGGCGGCCAGGGTGACGCCGACGTAGTCGCCACCCCGAGCGAGGCCGATCTGGCGTGGCGCGCGCTGCGCGAGGTGATCCCCGCGGCCCACACGGTCATCGGAGTGCTGGAGCTGTGCCACCAACCCGACGTGCGCACCCTCGCGGCCGATGCTGGCAACGCGATCGACCGCGTAACCGACTGGAAGATGAAGCGCCCCGGCCCGCGGTCGGTTCTGCGCTGGGACTTCACCGCGTACGTCAAGGCGTTCCGTCAGTTCGCTGCGCTCGTGGGCGTCACCAGTGAGGAGCACCTCGGCCACGTCCCGGGGTACGAGCTACTCGACGACGTGCGCACCAACCTCGTGACCCAGCTTCGCGCCTGCGAGAAGTCGTTCGTCGGATACACGAAGGCGATGAAGCGCCTAAAGGCGATGGAGCGGCTCGGGATGGGACGGAACCGATGAGCCCCCTGAAGATAACGGGCTCGACCCGATCCCCGATGGCGAGTGCCGCAGGCACCACACCAAACTCCCGCCCATCCGCACCAAGAAAGAGAGCCCATGACCGAGACTGACGAGGTCGACGTGACCTGCCCCAACTGCAACCACGGCTTCACCGTAGAGGTCGAGGCGGCCGAAACTGCGCCCCCAACCCCCAACCCGTCCGAGCGCTACTGCAAGCTCTCGGAGGTCGCCGAGCGACTGAGCATCGGACGCTCGACGCTCAAGAAGTGGATCTACGAGAAGAAGATCAAGGCCGTGAAGTTCGGCAAGGGCGGGGGCTCTGACCCGTGGCGCATCGCCGACTCCGAGATCGCCCGCTTCACGACGGCGGGCAACTGATGGGCATCCGCGAAACACTCATGGAGGACAACCCCGCCGCCCTCTTCGCGGACGGGTTCGACGACGCCATCATCGGTGTCGCGCGACGCTGCAGCCAGCCCACGCTGGTCGCCTACAGCTACTCGAAGGCCGTCGCGATCCTGTGCGAACAGGGGCTGTCTCACGAAGAGGCGACCGAGTACATGGAGTTCAACGTGGTCGGCGCATGGGTGGGTGAGAACACCCCGGTCTGGATCGTTGACGTCGATGAGTGATGCCGCCGAAGACCTGGCTCGCCAGTTCCACGAGACCTACGAAGCACTCGCGCCGTCGTTCGGGTACGAGACGCGCGAGGCAAGCGCCAAGCCCTGGGAGGAGGTGCCCGAGGCCAACCGCAACCTCATGGTCGCCGTCTGCCGCGTCATCATGCGGAAGCTCCCCGAGCGACACACGGACGCGCAAACCGTCGAGTTCCGATCCCGCATGTGGCAGAACAAGGCCGGTGCCCTCCTGACGATCATCGAGGAGCACGGGACCCCCGAGCTGTTCGAGCGAGCCTGCGCCGCGATGAACATCAACTGGCAGACCGGGAACCCCGAGACCGACGGGTGGGACGTCGCGGCCCAGGCAGGCTTCAAGTCCGCGCTGCAGGCGGCCATCGCGGCCGACGTGTCCCCGTCCGTGCTGCACCATGCGATGCTGCGGGTCGAGGTCATGCTCCTCGCCGACCGGGCCCTCGACAGCGGGTTCCGCGGCGTCGTCTGGAAGATGTGGGAAGACCACGGGCGCGACACCAACCACACCAACCACGATAGCGACGACGAGTTCGAGATCCGCTGCCGGGAGTGCGACGCGGTCTTCACCTACACCGGGCCCGAGGACTTGCTCAACGAGATCCTCGGCATCATCCAGACCGCGCTGCGCAAGCGGTGAGAAACCTCGTTCGGTTCTGGCTCCTGATGACGCTCGTGAGCGTCGGCTGGAGCATCGGCGCCCTGGTCTTCGGCGACTGGGCCGGCGCCTTCTCTGTGGCCCTGAGCGGGGCCGCTTTCCTGTACCTGGCACACCGCTCCGCCGACCCAAACTTTTTGGGTTGACGAGGGTTGTCAGACAGGTACCTTCGACACACTCTACTAGAGCCGCTGGGCGCGGGAGGAACACATGAACGACGTGACTACCGAGAGCAACGAGAGCGACGGATCCGCAGAATCCAAGGGGGCCGAGTCCGAGGAGAAGACCGAGGAGAGCAAGGAGACCGAGACCGCAGAAGCGGCTCCCGAGGAGAAGAAGACCGCGCGCCGCAAGCCCATCTGGGTCTGCATCCCGGTCGAGTGGGAAGAGGTGGCCGACGTCGACGAGGAGAGCGGCGACATCATCTCCCGGAAAGACCCCTCCAAGTACAGCATCACCCGGTGCGAACCCAAGAAGAAGGAGGTGCTGGAGGTGCTCGCCCGCAACGACATCGACATCACGAACATCGGCACCGTCATCATGTTCCGCGCTGACCCGCTGGACTTCGGCGTGAGCAACCAGCTCGACATCAGGTGGTGAGGATGGCCGGCGCCGACGACCGGCAGGGCGACCTGTTCCCTCCGCGACACCGATTCCCGCCGCGGCTCACGCCCCAGCGAAAGATCGGGTCGCCGGGGCCGCCGGACATCGAGACGGCGGGGCGTGACGCCGCGCTCGACAACCTCGAAGCCCACCGAGGTTCGCTCTGCGAGACGGGGCGCGAGATCGCCATCGAGCTGACCAAGCTGCGCGGTCGCATCACCAGCGTCGAGGTCTTCTCCGAGATGCGCGCTCGCGGATACGACGAAGACCTCAACGCGGTCGACCCCCGCTGGATAGGCGTCATCTTCCGCGAAAAGATTTGGCGCCGACGCGGCTGGGAGCAGACCGGCAGCCACCGCCGCCCGGTCGCGATCTGGGAGCTGGAGGACCCGGCCAACATCCCCCTCTCGCCGCGCGACCTCGTCTACCAAAGCATCGGCGCCCGTGAAGAGGGGGGCGCGACCGTCAATGAGATTCAGCTGGCGTCCAGCCTGACCCCGAGCCAGGTGCGCAAGCAGGTCAACGACCTGCTGAAGTCCGACCTCATCATGACTAACGGGTCCCGTCCGCGTCGCAGCAGCCGGCGTCCGACGGTCGTCTACGTGCTGCCCTTCTTCCACCCGGAGATCGTGTGAGCCGCTACGCCGAGAAGACCTCCCGCGGTGATGGCGTGAGCGACGTTCCCGACCTCAACCCCGAGCAGCAGCTCGTGGTCGCCCACGGCAGTGGGCCGCTCCGCGTCGGCGCCGTTGCCGGTGCCGGCAAGACCACCGCGCTCGTCGAGCGTGTCGTCCACCTCGTGCGCAAGAAGCACGTGCAGCCGAAGCGCATCCTGATGATCAGCTTCTCGAAGAGCGCCGCCCAGCAGATGAAGCGGCGCATCGAGAAGCGGCTCCCGGGCTACGACGCCGGGCAGTGTGCCAAGACCTTCCACAGCATCGGGCTCCGCATCTTCAAGGCAGAGGGCGACCCCCACGACGAGAAGACTATCGACACCTCGGGGCTGCTCTACCTGAAGGCGATCACCAAGGCCTACAAGGCGCTCCACCTCGAACCCGAGAAGCGCATCGCGAAAGCCTTCGCGGGACAGGTGAAGAACAACCTCCTCGGCACGACGGAGACACTCCGCCGACTCGGGCGGCTCGACGGTCGCATGGTGCGGATCGCCGAAGACCTCGCGCAGGGCGAGGCGCTCGACGCGGCGATGATCATCGAGGCCTACTTCGCGACCGAGAAGATCCGCGAGCACACCGGCGTCGAGTACAACGGGATGCCGGTCACGTTCGTCACCTTCGACGACATGATTTATCAGGCCGCGATGCTGCTCGCGAAAAAGGACATCCGCGAGCGCTGGGGCGAGCGCTGGAGCCACGTGCTCCAGGACGAGTGCGTCGTGGGGGACACCCCCGTCCTGATGGCAGACGGCACGCAGCGAGCGATCCGAGACCTTGTGGCGGAGAAGTGCGGGGGCGACGTTACGACGTGGTCCCCGTCAACCGGAACGGTGGCGCGCCCCATCATCAGCTGGGCGCAAAAGCCGGTAACAAAGCCCATGGTCCGCATCGTCACAAAGCGAGCCAGCCGCAACAAAGACGGCTCTCTGACACCGTACAGAAGCAACAGCTGGACACGTGCCAACAACATCTGCACCCGATACCTCGTCTGCACCGACGACCACCCTGTGTGGACGGTCAACCGGGGCTGGGTTCCGGCGGGCGAATTGCGCCCCGGCGACCACGTGCAGCACGAGACGGGCGCGGAGGCCAACCTCGCGTACCTGAACAAGTACAAGATCGGAGTCCGAGGCCGAGAGATTCTGGGCGCCCTCATCTCACAGCGCAACGCTGACGGAACGTGCGGTACCAACCAACGCGGAAGTAGTGGACCTCCCACCCGCGGAGGTAACGGCCACGTGGCCCCTGCCGAGGAAGCGCTGCTCGCCAAGCTGAACAGCTGCTGGCAGCACAACATCACGGTCCCGCTGGGATGGAGCGGGTACCCACGCAGCTACAAGCTCGACATCGCAGACCCGGAGCGTCGCGTGGGAATCGAGCTGGACGGTAACAGCCACAACAGCCCGTCCCGGAGGGAAGCAGACTTGCGCAAAGAGCTGCTACTCCGTGACCGCGGATGGCTGCTGCTTCGCTACAGCAACGCTGAGAGCTACACGTTGACCGACCAGATGATCGAACAGGACATCTGCCGAGCCCTGGGAGAGGGGTGCCCCTCGGATGCCGTTGTCCTCAAGGCCGAGCCGTGGATTCCCAACGAACCATGGGTCTACGACATCGGGGTTTCCGGCACGCACGCCTTCTACGCAGACGGGATGCTGATCCACAACTGCCAGGACGAAAACGAAGCGCAGGCCGCCATCGCCGAGGCGCTGGTCCACAAGCACCGGAACTACATGGTGGTCGGAGATCCCGCGCAGGCCATTTTTGGGTTCCGCGGCAGCCGTCCCGAGAAGATGCTCGGCTTCGAGGAACAGTGGCCCGGCGCCAAGACGGTCATCATGCACCGCAACTACCGCAGCGGCATCGAGATCGTCGACCTCGCCAACCGCATCATGGGCCACATGCCCGCCTCCACCGTCATCACCGACGACATGGGCGTCGCCGCCGACATGACCAGCGAACGACAGGTCCACTCCTACGTCGGCTACCACACGTTCGAGAGCCCTGAAGACGAGGCCGACGCAGTCGCCAACAACATCGTCGCCCACAACAAACAGGGAGTGCGCTGGGACGAGCAAGCCGTCCTCATGCGCATGAACTTCATGACTCGCGCGATCGAGATGTCCCTTGCCACGCGCGGCGTCCCGTACAAGCTCGTGTCGGGGCAGTCGTTCTTCACGATGAAGGAGACGAAGATCCTGCTCGGCTACCTCCGCGCCATCGGAAGCCGCGCCACCGCCGACACCATCGGCGACGCGCTGATGTACCCGAGCCGGAGCATCGGGCGCGCGTTCGTCAAGCAAGTCGTCGAGCACGGCGCCAAGAACGGGGACTGGGTGCCGGCGGTGAAAGCCACGGCGCAGCGCACCAGCGCCTACCAGGCCCGCAACGCGGTGGGCTGGGCCCGTCTCGTCGAGGTCTGGCGCACGAGAGGGCTCGGCCCCGCCGACCTGCTCAACCTCGTGCGCAAGGACGTGAAGCTCGACGAGTGGCTCTCGCGCAACGTCGACGAGGGCGAGGACAGCAAGGCCGTCGACAACCTCAACGAGGTGGTCGCCTTCGCCCGCAACTACGAGACCGTGGACGCCATGATCGACGCGATCGACGCGATCGATCGCCACCGTGCTGCGAACGCCCGCAAGCGGAACGCCGTCACCATCTCGACCGTCCACAAGGCCAAGGGCATGGAGTGGCAGGTCGTCTACCTCATCCACGTCGCCAGTGGGTTCTTCCCCGGCTCGCGGTCCGACCTGAACGAGGAGCGCCGGCTCTTCTACGTCGCCTGCACCCGACCGAAGGACGAGCTGTGGGTGTCGATGCCGTGTGAAATCCGCGGCGAAGAAGCAGGCGAGAGCCGGTTCACCATTGCCGAGGCGGGGCTCGTGGAAGAGAAAGAGTACCGGGTCGGCATCGCGATGCCCGGCCAGGTCGCGGTGGGCACCCAGATGGAGCTGGTCTGATGAGCAAGAAGTGCGAGAAGTGCAACGGCGACGGCTACACCCTCGTGTCGCTCTGGCCCGACGTCGAGTTCCAGGACTGCGAGTGCGGCGGCGTGGCCGTGATGGATGCTCGCGACAAGCACCGCATGAACATGAGCAAGCTCGCGACGAGGGCCTACTCGAAACACGAGATCAAAAAGTCGAGCGAGGATCGCTGGCTCATCCAGCAGCGTCACAAGGACGGGGGCTGGGACAGCAACATGTGGACCGAGATCATCGCGCTCCACCACAAGGGGCTCCTCGTCGACGGCGACATCGACCCTGTCGTCTTCCGCTACGGACCCGCCAACCCCGAGGCGCGCGTGCGCTGGATGGGCAACCGAAAGTACGCGCACGACCACTACTTCCGGGAGAAGGCCTCGATCGGCATGGGCGGTCGCTTCCACGACATCACCGAGGTGTGGGACCAAGGGGTCGCCGCCGACGACCTCCGCGCGATGGAGACGCGCTTCCTCGGCAAGGACGAGGACTGGCCCATGGAGCCTAACCAGAAGGCCGCCGACGAGGTCGCGCACGTTCGCGAGTGCTACCTGGACGACGGGCGCCACGCGGTCTTGCACAAACTCTACGAGATCGACGAGGTCGACTCCGAGGAGCTGGCCGGCATCGGGATGGTGACGGCGCCGCGGCTCTACTGGGCCCACGGCGCGCTCGCGCGGCTCGCCAAGCTGCTCGATGCGCGGGACGAGAAGGCGCCGCTCGCTGACTCGCTCAGGGCCTCTCCGATGCCATCTTCGCACTGACACCGACTACTCACGCACCCACGTGCTCCTGAGGCGTCGGGACTAGGCCTCGGCGGCCGTGTCTGCAGCCCCGGGTCGAGGCGCTGCATAGGCCTGGGCGTTCTTCGGGGTCAGGAAAGCTACGTCCTCGTCGAACTCTTCGTGGACGAGTCCCCAGCCAATGTCAGCGATGACGATGCGCCCCTCGGCGTTGCGCATGATGTTGCCGCTGTGAATGTCCTCCCAGTCGACCCCGATCGAGTGCATCTCGTTGACGCCCTTGCCGATCTTGACGAGCAAGTCCATCGTCCGCGTGACCGCCTTCCGGCCGCCGAACGAAGCGATGCGCATACCCTCCTCGTCGACCGGTACGCCGCCCTCCGGAGCCTGCAGCTCCTCACGAAGGTAGCCGCGCCACTTGTCGAGCATCGCGTGGTTCCGACGCCGCGGGATGACGAGGTCGAGCGACGTGTCGTCGTAGACGTGGAAGATGGCGTCCACGAGCCGCATGTCGCGCTTGCTCAGCGGCGTGAGGTAGGCGCGGTGGATGGCGTACCAGCCGCGGAGCCCCCGCGAGAAGGTGCCCTTCATCGCCCACACGCCGTGGATCTTGACGATGCGCTCGGGGGTCTTCCCGAGGAGCAGGCAGGCCGCCTGGACCTCGGTGGGGTCCCGGGTGAGCTTCAGGACGCTCTTGCCGTGCAGGGAGACCTCGTAGGCGGTCCCAAAGGACCCCTTCCCGAGCTGCTGAGCAATCGGATCGTGAATCCCCAGGGGAGTGAAGGCGCCCATGTTCTGCAGCAGGACGTGTCCGACAGGGTAGTGGGGCTGCGTCGTCAGCCGCGAGAAGGTCGACGGCTGCGAGTAGTGGTCCTCGTGGTCACGCATGGGTGTGGACAACCTGTGTCTGGCCTGTGGGCTGAAGTCGCAGAATCGCGTATGCTCAGCCCGTGTCGTACACGGCCTTCGGAGCTGAGCCTAGCCCAGAGAACGGGGGTACCGCTACCCCCGCCCTCCCGGACGACGTGGCCACCAGCGCGGTCCACCAGATCGTCTCCCCGCTCCAGCGTCGGCGGGGCTGGGTCGCGGTGCCGACCTTCGACGTCCGCCAGTACGTTCAAACGCAATTCATGGTCGCCGCGATCGGCTTCGGCGTCGGCGTCACCGTCGGGGCCATCCTGGGCGACATCCTGGGCGGCAAGCGTGTCGCACCGGTCACCAAGATCCTGGGCAACCGTCGGCGGCGGGTCCGACGCAACGCCGGCAAGCGACGCACGACGGCCCGGAAGCGCAAGCGTGGGCGTCCGACGGTGAAGGCTGTGGCCAGATACGAGGACTGGGTCAAGATGCCGGGGGGCTACCGCCACGTGATCATCGACCGTGGGGCGGTTCACGTTGGGGCCGAGCGCAGGAAGCCCACCAAAGACGCACCGCTACTGAAGTCGCCGATGGGCACCGTCTACGACGCCGGCACCAGGTTTCGCGCCGTGCCCGCGAGCTGGGACGCGCCGGTCCGCGAGTTCACCACGCTCGCCGGTGCCATCAAGCACGTCATCAGGAACCGGCACAACGTCCTGATGGGATGGGAAAGCCCGTGAGGTGCTTCTGCCTCCGTTTGCTCGAAGCGCTGCTCTGCGGCTTCATGACGGACATCGAGTGAGCTACGCCATCCCATACGCATCTCTCGGCGCCGTCACCGTCTACCGGACTGGTCCCGGCGGCACGCTCGTGCCGGACACCGGGAGCTGGTGGGACCACAACAAAACCTGGATAGTGGGTATTTGATGAGCTACGCACTCGGCAGAACCCTCTCCTCGTCGACGCCGACGTTCAACACGGCAGAGCTTGAGTGCGGAACGATCCCGGCCCCGTCACGGTGCTACAGCTGCCCGCCTGGAGAGCGGCTCGTGATGGGGCAGACGTCAGCCACAAGGCCCGTCTGCCTCCCGGGAGCCGGGCTCCCACAGCAGCAAAGCGATGCCGTCTCTACCGGCGACCGCAGTTGCATCGGCATGTTCATGGGACCCCGGTGCTGGCCATGGTGGATGTGGGGGATCGCGGCGACTACGGTGGCCGGTGCTGGGTACGGCGTCTGGAGGCTGACACGATGAGCTACGCAGGAATCGGAACCGTCGAAATCGACCTCACCGGGCGGCGCTACGACCCGTACTACCGGCCGCCGCCGACCTACATCCGAACAACGCCGCCGACGGCCGAGGAGTCGCGCAACGCGCTGATCATCGGCGTGGCCATGATCGGCCTCTTCGGCCTCCTCATCTGGAAGGCGCCACGAGGCTCGTGGACGACCTATCGGCGCGAGCCGGACGTTCGTATTCGGGTCAACAGGAAGCGGCGGCGGAAGCGGCGGCGCAGAACGAGTAGGAAGCGACGATGAGCTACGCACTCGGCACCAAGTTGATCCCCGGGCAGATCGCGTTCCAGACGACCCGCACCGGGCGCCTCCCGTCGCTGCAGCCCCTCATCGAGGCAGGGCTCCCGTACGCCCCATACATCGAGCACGGGAGCTGGACGACAGGCCGACCCGACATCGCCCGCTACGGCCGCGACCCCTACCGGGGGCTCGGCTTCGACCCGGCAGACGTGGACATGCACTGCGTCGCCGGTGGCGGTCGCTGGAACCGCACGACGCAAGAGTGCGAAGGCGGCTCGCGCTCGATGGAAGAGCGCGCCCGTGCCGCCCAGGAGGTCATCGAGGGTACCGTCCGCGACACCATCCGTACCGCCCTCCCGCCGACCGTCATGATCCTCACCGGGGTCGTCACGGGCGCCGCGGGAGGTATCGCGGGGGGCCTCTTCGGCAAGGCCCTCTGGGGCGGCCTGGCGGGGGCAGCGGGCGGTGGTCTCCTCGGATACTTAGGCTGGCGCCTCTTCGCTCGTGACGCCGCCAGAGGGGCCGTCCAGGGCGCCGTGGATGACGTCATCCAGGGTGGTGGCTTGAGGGGCATCCCGGCCGTACTGTGAGGAAACGGTGAGCTACGCAGGACCCTATTACGTTCAGGCCCAGGGCATGGGCGACACGCTCACGGACTGGGCGTGTGACCAGGCCGCCCACAACGCCTCGTGGCAAGAGCGGATGAGCGCCGGGATCAACACCGGTGCCCAAGCCGCCCTCGTCGGCGGCCTCGCCGCCGGACTCCTCGGCGCACTCATCAAGAGGCCGATCTTCGGAGCGGTCGCCGGTGGCGTCACGGCCTGGGCCGCTCACTACATCTGGACCGCGCCGATCGCGCCGTGATGGACGAGGTTCGCATCCTGATCGACCGGGACCTCACCCTGTCGCTGACCGGGCCCCACGGCCTCGTGGCCCAGTTCGAGGACAGCTTTCCCCTGTACCGAGCGTTCGACGGAGTCGAACTCGCCATCGTCAACGAGATGGGCCGGTTCGAGGGCGGCATGTTCGCCACGGCCGAGGAACGGCACTGGGGCGCGTCGTGGGCCTCCAGCTCGCTCGAAGACGTGGCGGAGTGGGCCACGAGATGGGTCGAGAGCAAGCGGCTGGGCAAGTCTCTCTTCGTGGCTGTCGCGGACGCCCAGGGGCACATGTTCTTCCGGGAGGGTGGCGGGCGCGAAGTCGACTTCGACCCCGAGGGTGCAGCAGTGCAGCCCGCTCTGATGCCGTTGTCGTTGTGCAGCACGGGGCTCGGCTGCTCGATGGTCGTCTCCACCGACGACGTCACGTTCTTTCGGATAGAGCCGGACGGTTCTGCCGAAGAGATGACCACCAGAGAGGTGGACGAGTACGTGGCACGCCACCCGGTCCCCGAGGTGTCGCTGAGGAACTTCGGGTTCGGCACGCCATGGTACAGCGGAACGATCTCCGGGAAGTCCGTCGTCGTCGGGCAGGACACCGAGGACAAGCTGTGGATCGTCAGGAACCGCGCAGACGACCCCTTCGTGGTGGGGGCCAAGACCAAGAAGGCGGCGGTCGCGGAGGCCAAGCGGATGATCGCGGCCGGGCGCTACGAGGGGCACGTCTCGCGACTGAACCGCGTGCCCGATGGCTTCGATGATGTCGCGCTGGGGGACACGTTCCGGAACCGGTCTAGGTGGACCGGAAAGGTCCAGGTCATCGGGTCGAACTACGTCACGCTGCGTGGGCGCCGACCTTACGATGACTACGACAACCACCTCACCGTGACGGCCGCCAATCTGATGCGCTCGTGGACGGGGTCCGCTGGCCTTTCTGCGACTTTCGCCTGAACACCCGCTCAGGGCTGCTCGAACGTGTAGCCCAGGGTCTCGATCAGCCACGCCTCGCGCTGGGCAACCATCTTCCGCAGCTCGGGGTTGTAGTAGTCCTGGTACGGCCCGTGGGTGGACGCGTTGAGCGACTGGCGACCCGTGAGGAGACGACGCATCTGATCCGGAACCTGAGCACCGGTCGCCTCGATCGCTTCGATGATGTTCTCACGGAGCCCCTCGAAGCGAACGGGCGTCACTCCGAGCTGCCCCGCCGGCGTACGAAGGAAGACGCTCTGCGGAGGGACGACAGCCTCGTTCCCCTCGTCGTGCATCTTCGACAGGAGAACGGGGAGCGCCTCGCGGAACCCGTCAACGTGGTTGCCACGCGTGTAGAACTCCTTCCAGGCACGACAGCCAGGCGACCACTCCGCGGGGGGCGGGCGGAAGCCGCCCATCCGCTTGTGGTAATGCTGCTCCATGAAGAAGTAGAGCGACACGTACCAGTCCCACGGGTTGCGAACACCGGCGAGGATGGGGAGGGAGAAGCGCTCCGGAACGCCGGCGTCAGCAAGCCTGTCAGACAGGTCGCGGAAGCACACGTGGAGCGGGGGAGCGAAGACCGCCTCCCACGAAGCCGGAGCCGTGTCGACCAAGACCCGGTACAGCCAGGTGCCGCCCGTCTTGGGCACATGGACCCAGACGAAGTGCTTGGTGGAGAAGGGGCTGCTGTTCTCTTTCTTTGTCATCGGTCACCGGCGAAGGACAAGCATGCACCAGTAGTCCGGATCGGCCCCGAACACGTCGGCCCCCGTTGCTGGTGTCTCGCCGTTCTGTGGGTCGATGTAGCTCGTCCGAAAGCCGGCCGCGCAAAGGGCATCGTAAAACGCACGGGCGTCTCTGTAGCGGCCGGGAGTCCACTCCAACACGAGCGTGCGAAGCTGCTTCATCTCGGTCATCCCCGCCCACACTTCGGGCTCGTAACCCTCGGCGTCGACAAACGCGAACGTCGCGTCAGGCATCACGGACTCCGCGCGAACGACCGTCACCTCCTCCTCGCGCATCTCCCCGATCAGCAGGTCGGGCGCGCGCTCCAGCTGCGCACTCGCGTTGGTCGACACGGGAACGTGCAGCGTCGCGGTCTTCGTCTCAGCGCCGGCTGCAAACGGAACCACCTTCACGCGATCGTGAAACCCGTTGAGGAGGGCCGACTCGGCGCACATGGCGGCGAGGTGTGCCTGAGGCTCCATCGCAACGACACGACCCGTCGACCCCACGAGATCGGCAAAGAGCATCGTGAAGTAGCCGCAGTTGGCGCCGACGTTGATGATGCGCTGTCCCGTCAGCGACTGAGACATCACCCAGGACGTCACCCAGGACTCCCAGAACCCGCTGAGCGCGAGATGCGGCGTGAGCGAAAGATCGGTCCCGTCGAGAACCATCGTGTACTTGCCGAGCACGCGAGCAACGAGGCGGCCGTCGCCGAGGTAGGCGCTCCGCGCACCCGCCTCAGCAAACCGCTCGATCTGCACCCGGTTCATCGCCACGCGAACAGATAGTGCTGGTGCTTGGAAGGAGTGGGCGTGACCGTCACGAACGGGAACGCCTCTTCGAGCTGCCCCACGATCCTGTCGTACTCGGGGCTCCCCTTGAGCGCGTGCAGCTCCGCGCGTATCGAGCCGACCCACTTCCGCAGACCGCCCGGCAGCTTCACCATCTCGTCGATGATGGAGAACTCGCTGCCCTCACAGTCGAGCTTCAAGCAGTCGATGTAATAGATGTCGTTGTCGGCCAGGAAGTCGACCACGCCGACCGATCGCACCGACTCGTTCTCCTCGGTGCTCTCCGCGTGCCAGTCCACGTGGCCGCCGCCCGTGTTCTTCTCGTGGACCGGACCGCGAACGACCTCCCCGGTGCGAGGGCCGAGCGCGCCCTTGAACAGGCTGACGTTCGGGAGCCCCTCGAAGTTCATCTCGCAGAGCTGGCCGTTCGCTGCGTCCATCTCGAACGTGAAGACCCTCGCCTTGGGCAAGCGCGTCGCCATCCACCTTGTGAAGCTGCCGATGTGACCGCCGACGTCGAAGATGACGACCGGGTTCGTCGGCGTCCACGCCGAGACTCGATAGCAGTCCCCCTGGATGACCTCACGCACGATGTTGTGGTCCCAGGTCCCGGGACGCACGTTCATCTCGACCCCGTTGACCCGAATGGTCTCGGTCTTCATCAACCGCCTCCGCGCGGCTTCATGTCGCTCTGGTCGATACCCTCGACGCTCGGAAGATCGTCGCGATCGGAAGCCTTGCCGACGACCTCTTCCTCGGGAGGCTGGGCAAGGGTGGACCCAGCCATGATGCCGCCGACCCTGTCGGTGACCTTGTCGATGATGATGTCCGCGGCCTCGGAATACTCCTCCCGGCGCGACTCCCGAGCACGGTCGGCGGCGGGCTTGAAGTCGTCGCCAAGGAGCTTGTCGCGAGGCACCAACGTCATCGACTCGCACTTCGGGCACGGGCCGTTGTAGTTGGTGATGTCGTCGCCCAGTGCGACCAGCTCGTCCGCCTCGAACTTCAGCGTCTTGTCCCACCCGCACATTACGCAGGCGAAGCGCATTTCGTCGGGGGGGCGCTTGCCGGCGATCTTCTTCGCGAGCGCATTTGCGCCGCTCCCGGTCTTGACGATCGCGCCGGTCGTGGGGACGTCCGGGTGGACCGTAACATCTTCATCCGCCATCTGGCTTCTTCTCCTTCGGCACGCAGAAGCGACCGATGATGTGATTCAGAACCTTGCTGATGTTGGGCTTCCCCTTCGAGTTCATCCAGCCCTTCGCTTTCGCGACGGCAACGAGCTTCTCGAAGTTGGCGCGAGTTGTCCGCGTGGAAAGACGGACGGTGAAGGCCTCGCGCTTCTGGTCGCCCGTCTCCGCCATCAGGTCGCCAGGCTCGGGGTTCGCAGCATGAAGATGTCGGCGCCGCGGAGGTAGATTTTGTCCTGAGCGACGGCACCCGCTTCGAGAGGACGCGACGTGCGAAACTCCCACACGTCAGTCGACTCGCCGTCCTCGGTCTTCAGCTCGCGAAAGGAGCCGGCCCGGAACGCAACCAACGTGTCCGCGGTCACGTCGATCATCTGCCCCTTCGCGTCCTGCATCGTCTGGACGTTGAAGTCCTTGAGGCGCGTCATCACCTCGACAGGCCCCTCTCCGTTCAGCTCGCGCAGCGCTCTGCTCATACTCATGCCGTCTCCTTCGTCCACTCTTCGAGCCGCTCGGCCCACAGCGGGGCAGCCTCGTTCCACGTGCCCCAGTCCCGCGCGATGTCGTCGCGGAGAAGAGGGCTGAGCAGCGCCTGCCGTGCCTCCGCTCGAAGCGCCACCGAAAGCGCCTGCGCCACCGCACCGCCGTCGACCCGGGGAGCTGCCCCTTCCTCGCCGGCCAGCGGCGCCGTGTGGGCGGTCGGGATCCCGAGCCAGCCGCGCGCCTCCGCGAGGAAATCGGCGTGCCCCGTCACGTAGGTGCAGACCAGGGGAACGCCAGCGACGAGGGATGCCAGCAGCATCATGCCGAAACCCTCGCAACGCGACGGGGCCAGCACCAGGTCTGCCTCTTCCAACAGCGCCAGCAGAGGAGCGTGGGGCGAGCCGCGGGTCGCTCCCGTCACCACGCTCACCGACGCTTCCAGGTGGAGATCGCGCACGCGGTACATGGCGTCCGCCTGTAGGGCCGGGGGCACGTGCAGAGTCAGCCGCGCGCCGAGCAGAAGCCCGTCACGTTCGAGCAGCCTCCACGCCCAGAGCAGCTCCCAGGTGCCCTTGCGCCCAGGCCAGAACTGGTCGGTGCTGAAGTGCAAGACGTGAGGAGGATTCCACACGCGGCTGAGCAGACGCGCGACGCGCTCCGGGCGCTCGGCCGCATAGCCTGGCTCGACACCGAGCGGAAGAACCGCCACCGGCATGTCGGGGAGTGCTCTATGCACCGTCGCCTCACACCAGGCCGAAGGCGCGAGTGCCAACCCGAAGGCTGCGCACGTTTTCGCATGCTCTTCGCTCAGCTGGTCGGTGTTCGGGCTCATGAAGATCGCAGACCGATCGCCGTACATCTGGGGATACGCGTCGATGTAGTGGAACGGCGCGGTAAACACCGCGACGTGCGACCCCTGGCCACTCCCATCTCTGCGAAGACCAGCGTGAGCGTCGTGCCACTCCGGGTCCATGTTCACGACGCTGCCGAGCAGGCCTCGCTCCAGGAGAGCGGCCGCCACGTTCGACGCGACGGTCGCGTAGCTAAACGTCGTCCCGAAGTGGCCGACGACGTCGATCACAGGCCCCACGACTTGACCTGCTCCGCGTCGACCAGCTCGGTCAGCGCCTTCCTGACGGTGGGAACGCAGGCGTCCAGCGAGAAGGCGTTGCGAACGTAGGCGGCCCCGGCCTCGTCGTACGTGAAGCCGGCCTCGAAGGCTTTGCGCATCGCTGCTCCAAACTCGGCGGGGTCGTAGGCGCCCCACTCGCTCGACGCCTCAAACATAAGGGCGATGCGGAGCACCTCCTGGTCGACCTGCTCCAGGCGGTGCGGCACGATAACGTCGGGGCGGGCGTCGAGGCTTCCGGTGTGGTCGGCGATCTCTTCGAGAAGCTCACCGACGGCGCCGTAGCCGGTCGAGACCATCGGGATGCCGCTGGCCTTCGCCCAGACGTGCGGGACACCGAGCCCCTCGCCGTAGCTGGGGTTGACGTAGCAGTCGAGGGACGCCAGCCAGTCGACGATCTCCTGGTCGGTCGCCGCGGTCCCGATCAGGAAGCGGAGCTTCGGCATTTTCTTCGACGCGGGGAAGTGGTGGTCCCCAAACTCGGCCGCCAGCTCGGCGATCTCCTGCGTGAGGATCTCCTTGAACTCCTTGATGGTGTGATTCCCGCTGAAGTGGCTCGTGCGAATCACGAGCTGCACGTCGTCCTCGCGAGTGAACGCACCGAAGTACGCGCGAACGAGATCGAGCATGCCCTTGCGCTTCTGCCAGGTGCCGAGCACGCCGAAGGTGAAGGGGCCGCCGTCCCGCTCGTTGCGCCGGGGCGGCACCGTCCACGGACCGTCGCAAACCGGCGGCCGCACCGTCAGCACCCGCTCGGGTTCCACGCCGCCTGCGAGCATGGCGTTGCGTACGAACTCGCTGACGACCCAGACCTGCCTGAAGAGGGGACCGTTGCAGATGTCTCGGCAGAACTCGGAGACGTGCGTGCCCTCGAACGCGCAGTAGGGGATCAGCGCGGGGCCGACGGCCTGCATGTGCATCGCCACTTCAGGCGGGTAGCTGGCGAAAAGCAGATGGGGAGAACCGACGGCCGACTTCATCCACTCGAAGAGCATGTCGTACCGGTCCTCGGGGAACCTCTCGGTGTCGATGTCCACGTGGCGGTGAGGGATCAGCTCTGTGGTGATGCCCAGGACTTTGGAGAGCATCCAGTGCAGTGCGATGCCATGGGCGGCGTACCCGGTGCGCTGGTGAGAGCCGAAGCAGTGCCAGAGGCCGTGGACGTCGTAGCCTGGCGCCGGCTGCGCCACGTAGTTGACGCCCGTGCGCTGGAAGCCCTGGGTCAGCGCCTCCAGCTCGTCCGGAGTGCGCTCCTGGTACGTCTCTTCGGTTTTGTCTGACATCAGGGTGTCAGACAGTACACGCCCTGTCCGACACCCGCAAGCGCTGACGTCTGGTCGCAAAACGGGGTCCGGTGTAAGATTCAGCCATGGCGACGAAGAAGACCTCGAAGCGCTCAAAGACCTCCAAAGCTGCGGCGAGGCACTCGCGATCGTCGCCCTCTTCGCGTAAGAAGACGACGAAGGAGAAGCCTGTGACACCAGACGCCGATGAAGAGGCCAAGCCCACCGCCGAGACGGAGCCGCCGGCCGAAGCCGAAGCACCCGCCCCCGAAGTCGAGGTCCCCCCGCCGGCAGCCGCGCCGGAGGTGCCCGCGGAGGCGCCCCCCGAAGCTCCCCCAGAGGCAGCAATCGCGACCGGCATTGGCGAGGCCCTGGCCGCCGTCGACAGCTTCGCTGGGCTCGTCCGGAACCCCACGCGCAAGGCGTTCTACGTCAGCCTTCGCGATGGTCTCGCAGAACAGCTGGGCCTCCACGGCGGGAGCGCCACAACCAGTGCCGCGGTCCCTGCGCCTTCAGCCGAGGATCCGCAGTCGGCGATCCTCGCCGGTATCGAGCTGACGCTGACGTGCCTCGACAGCTTCACCGGCCTCAGCCCAGAGCTGAAGACGTGGTACGCCAGCGCCCGAGAGAGCCTGGTGGACCACCAGGGCGTGATGAAAGCCGCAATCGCCAAGCGCTAGGTCAAAACGACCACCAGCGATTGAGCTTCGCCTGGCGCTGCTTGCAGGGGGCGCAGGGCTTGATCCCGACCGCGCTCGTCATGCGCGCCACGACGTCACCGGCACCGCGGGCGCGTGGCCTTCCCCACCGCGCCGCCAGAGTCGGACGAGCGGCAGAGCCGCCGACCTGGTGCCAGTAGTAGCCCGGGTGGTTGGGGACGGGGTGGCCGTGCATCAAACCACAACCCCCTTACGACGCACTTCGACGACGAGGTCGTCGTAGAGGTAGAGGTTGACATCGCCGAAAAGGGCGGCCAATCGTACCGCGAGCGCGTGCTCCAGGTCCACCTCGGTGGATACCTCGAAACGCGCCAGCTCCTCCTCGTCGCCCTTCTCGACGACAACGAGGTACCGCGAGCGCGTGCTCCCGTTCTCCAGGTTCACATGGGTGATAGTCATGTCGTCGTGCTCCCGTTCTCCAGGTTCACATGGGTGATAGTCATGTCGTCGTGCTCCTCCTTCGCCCGAGCTGCGCAAGCGACCGCATGGTCGTGTCGTTCACGTCGCCGTTCTTCTCCAGGCGCTCGTAGAGCTTCTTCGCCATGTCGCGCGTGCTCATCTTCTTGCCGGGGTTGGGCTTGACGGGCTCCGCGTCGGCGCGCTCGCGCGTCATCCGGTCGATGAGGTAGAGCACCACCGCGATCGCCAAGGCGACGGCCAGCGCTTTCAACAGCGGGTCCATCCCCTGCCGCTCTGGGGGCGGAGGCGCGATCGCAAGCGGGTACATCGGGTACGGCATGGGTGCCGGCCGATGGGGACGGCGCGGCGGAGCGCCTGAGAGGTGGTACGACACCTAGAACTCGATGCTGCCGGCACCGGCGGCCGCGCGCGCGTGGACGTAGACGGTGTTCAGCGACTTGCTGCGGTCACGCTTGGCCACGCCGTCGAACACCTTCACCCGCCAGTCCTTGCAGTAGTCGCACGTCCAGGTCTCGGGGGAGGAGATCACCGGAATGAGATCGTTCTCCGAGAAGGGGCGACAAAGCACGTTGCGGCTGTGGAACCGCCAGTTGACCTGGAGGAACGCCGGGCACTTCTTGTACGGGCGCATCTCCAGGTGCATCGTCTTGTTGTCCTCGCGGACGTGGATGTGGTTCTCACACTTCGGGCACATCGCGAGGAGCATGAGAACGCCCTCGCTGGCGTCGGACGCGCGCGCGACGACCATCAGCTCGCACTCGATGGTGCAGATTTCCTCGCCCTTCGGATTGGCGAAGAGGATCCACGTCTTCGGCGCCATTTCCTCGGCGTCGAAGCTGCTCTGAACCATGCGGCCACGCTGCTGCGTGCGTCGCCACATCTGCTTGCCGGCAGTGGCCTGCCGATCGTTCATATTGAAGAGGTCTCGCTTGGAAATGCCCATGGTGCCCAGCCCGATTCTGCGTATTGAGAAGTGTGTCCGCAGCAATCAGCGGCGGCTCGTACGGCGGCGCCTGCGACGGCGCCGATTCGACTTCACGCGGCCCTTGGTGGCCGTCTGATGGGAGTAGAAGGCGCTGAGACCGCTCAGGACGTAGAGGATCGAGAGCGGCGGCAGCACGTACTTGAGGACGTAGGGGGCGAGCTTCTGCCCCATCCGGTCCATGAGGGGGTCGAGGAGGTGGGTGTCCACCGCCTGGACGAGCGCCGGGCCACGCGCACGGAGCGTCGCGTCCGGGTTGGCGAGGAGGCCCGCGACGACGTTGATCGCCGACGATACGTCGCTGGCGGTGTCGCCCATGCCGATGCCGCCGATTGTGACGGGAACGTGACGAGCCACCTGGGCCAGGCACTCCCCCTCGTCGGCGAACTGCTGGCACGCCTTCGCCCGCGCGTCCCAGTAGCTGTGGAGCTTGGCCTTCGTCCAGCCCATGTCGCGGTTGGCCTGGGCGGCGGTGAGAATCTGCGGTGCGCCGAGTGAGTAGCTCATCGTCGCCTCCTGCGGCGGTTCTTGCGGGGCTTCTTCCGGCGCATGAGCCAAAAGGCTCCGCCGCCAACGACCGCGATGCCGCCGAGCCCCAGGGCCCAAACAGGCACGGGACCAACCTTCTTGTCGAAGAAACCCTCCTCCTCCTCGACGAGCGGAACGTCCACGGGCTGCTCCACGACATCCGTCGCGAAGGCCGCCGCCGCGGCCGCTTCGGCCTCCGCAGCCGCCCGCGCGATCTGCGACGCCACGTCCTCATCACCGCCGCCCTGGTCACCAGACCCGGGAGGAGGAAGCGTGAGCGTGAGCAGCATCGGCCTGGCGGCCGTCGTCCTCATGGCAGTCCGCATCATCTCTGGCGGTATGGCCAAACCCAGGCCGTCGCCGCTGTCCCCGAGCCCGCGCAGCGGGACGTTGGCGTAGTTCCCGTAGGACTGTCGCTGGTTGCCCGTCAGGTTCAGCCGCTGCTCCGCCCACCGCATGCGGCCGACGTCGTAGCCTGTTCCGGGGATCTGCGCACGCACCGACCGAGGGTACTGTCGGTAGCGCCCGTAGGAGCCGGGGAGGTACTCCGTCGGCATGTATGGCGGCAGCTGCGGAATCATGGGCCTAGAGTACCCTGTTCCGGCCCGAGCGCCTACCGGCCGCCACGAGCGCGCTTGCGGCCCTTCACAGGGACGCGGCTGGTGCGGCGCTTCCGCACCGCGGTGTTGGCCCGAGCGTTGGCCCGAGCGGGCTTTTTGCTTGTTCGCCGTCGGCGACTCCGCTTCGGCACGAGGTCGGGCAGCAGCTCCCGCACCATCCGCTTCGCGCGGACCGCGACGCGGGGCGGAACCCGGCGCCCAGTGCCCGACGCGACGACGCCGACAAAGCGGCCTCGCGGATGGATCACCACGTAGACCGACTCGCCGCGATCGACTTTTTTCGCCTCGTACTGGGCGAAACGAAGCGCGGTGGCCTGTCTGTAGACCTTCTCCGGCAGCTCGTGGATGACCTTCGCGTGGACCTGCCCTGTGTCGGACAGGCAGAGGTCTACGACCCGAAAGGCTGGTTCACCAGATCGTCGTAGTCCGGCAACTCCCCCTCGATTGTCACGAGATGTGTTGCCGAGGAGGGCAGCACCGAGGCTCCGGTGTTCTCGGACCTCAGGTCCGGGACGGGGAGGGAGTTGGTGTCCGGCGGGCTCGGGCGCGGCGGGATCGGGATCGGGCTCGGGGAAGTCGTCGGGCTCCATGAGCGCCTACCATAGCCGTTGTCTGACACCTGGAGCAAGTAGACGCGTTGGCGGTCGTTCCAGAGCGGCGCGGCACGCTTCAGGGACGGCTCGATGTACCACTGGTTGCCGGGGTCGAGCCACGTCATCGGCGACCACCAGGGCGGCACGACCACGAAGACGGCGTCAGCCACCCGGCGCCACTCCTGCAAGGCCAAGTCGGGACGCTTCTCCCGTTCCAGCACACCGACCGCGAGTACCGCGCCAAAGGTCTTGTCTGGGACGCGCAGAGGGCCCGCACCAACCAGGGAGACATCGGCTTTCACGGGTGCGCCGATGAGCTTGCTCACAACGGTAGGTTCCGAGAGGAGCAGCAGGGGCTTTCCAGTCCGATCGCAGTAGGAGCGGGCGACGGCACCGATCTGCCGCGGCTTCATCACCGCGTCCTTCACCACCGCGGTGGCCGCCAATCCCAACGCCGCCTTGAGCCATCCCACCGCGTGAGAGTACCATTCGGCAGAAGGAGCAGCCGGACATGAACCAAGTCAGTCGCAACTGGAAGTACGCCACCATCGGGCCCATCGGGCTCCTGGGCGTGCAATTCTGGTGGTGGAACAAGAAGGCACCACAGGTCTTGTCTCTGGGCGGGGGCTTCCGGTGAGCTACACACGTATCAACGGCATGCGGTCGGCGCGCTACCCCTTGCAGGGCGGCTGCGGCTGTGGCGGCCTCGCTGGCTGCGGCTGCTCGGGCTTGGGCGCGAATGAGGGGCCGTCGAAGATCGTCGGCATCGCCGCCGTCGGACTCATCGGCTTCGGGCTCCTCTGGTACATGGGGAGGAGCGCAGCTCTTAGGCGAACCTGAGCACGACGACACTGAGAGCCAAGATCGACCCCCAGATAGTGAGGCGGCCGGCATTGCAGCGACAACTGCAAGACCGGCCTCCAAGGCGTGACGAACCTACGAGGGCGTCACGCGGAGTTTGTCGCCTGTCTGACAAGTTACGCTGGACCCTCACGGGCCGCAAGTTCGTTCGGCGGGGGGCTGGGGGCGGAGCCCCCAGAGAGGCGCTCTGCGCCGCGGCTGACTGCCGTCGCACCCAGGATTCGCCGGTCGCAAGGCGTCGGAGCTGCTGCGCGCGGTACCGGAGGACCCCCGCCTCCATTTCAGCAAATACCGCTCCCCGTGGGCCTGTCCCACATGTGGGTGCCTACGCGGAGGAGTCTGCGTCCGCCCCCGCGCACACTCCCCGCGGTTTTGTCCCACATGTGGGCGCTCCTACGGACCGCTCGCTAGTCTGGTATCCCGAGATACCAGACTGGTGGTGGGCGCGGAGCGCATCGTGATCGCCGCCCCGCTGCTCTCCGAGGGGGGCTACACCTCTGCACCTCGGCCGCTGCCGCGCGCGCCCGGCTCTCGTTGAGCCCGAACTCGTGGATGGTCGCGAGCCGCGTCGTCGCTGCTTCACCGTCAGCGACTCGACCCAGGTCTTCGCCTTCCCCTTCTTCGGGGGCTCTTGGGTCGCCTCAGCTTCTTCCTCTTCATCGCTCATATGACGATCCGTACTTCACTGAGGGCCCAGATGGCCAAGGCCTCCAAGGCCACCACGATGACGACTCCGATCCCGAACCAGAGCCAGCGGAGATCACGCTCCCGCTGCGCCGATTCGGTGGCCGTTCGCGCGAGACGTGTGGCCGCCTCCAGCGCCCCTGCTGCCTCTTCGGCTTCCGCCTCAGCCAGCTCCGCCTGTCGGCGCAGTAGTACCGTGCGCTCGTCCCCGAGTCGCAGGCGATCTTCGAGGAGCGACACGCGCTGCGCGTAGAGCGGCAACGCGGCCAGCCGGCCGAGCATGCAACGCGCGACCTCGATGTGGAACCAGACGCCGGACTGGCCATCCTGCTCGACGACCTGGCGGCGATTCTCTGTGACGTCGGGTGCGCAAGGAACCGTCACGTCGGGGAGGTTGGGAAGCGCATCCTGGGCCGACGCGGAGCAGTTCGCCGACAGAACGCCGACCAGCATGATGACCGCCCAGGCGCCGCCCCGGTCGTCAGAACCCCAGGCGCACGAACTCGGCAGCAACTTCCTCATCTGAGAGCCCTTTCCCACCTTCATGCGCCTCGACGATGCGGCGCTGGTTCGCCGCCAGGTCGCGGTCGACCTCCTCGATGGCCTGGTCCTTTTCACCGACGCGCTCGGCGACACCCTCGCGCAGCGCGCGGAGGCGCGTGATCTCCTTCATCGCGTCGGCCACCGCGACCTGGTCCTTGAGCTGGCCGATCTGACGGTTCTGACGCCGGACGTACCAGCCGAGCGTGAGCACCCCGAGCAGCACCGTCACGATGCCGCCGAGGAGCCAGGAGCCCCACTTCTTGAGCCACGCCCAGGTCTTCTGCCACCAGGTCACTTCTTGTCGTCGCCCCCGCTGCCGTTCTTCGCGAGCTTGTGACGCACGCGTGCTCGTAGGCTACCCAGGACCAGGTCGTAAGTCCCGCTCGCGCTCCATGCCGCGACGACACCGTCGATACCGCCGTAGATGACACCGTCGCCGATCGGGCTCGACAGCCCAGCGACCGCTCCGCCGATCCCCAGGGCGGCACCGACCACGACGATGAAGACGCGGCGCCAGACATACCAGACGCCCCTGAACCCCTTGTCGCCAGCCTCCGCACCGATCGTCTTGTTGAGCGCCTCCATCAGCACACCCGTGATGATGAAAATGCCGATCGCCGCGCCCCATTTCAGCAGGAACTCTTCCATGTCTGCCTCCGGGAACGAGTGTAGCCAGTCAGGCTGTCAGACAGGTAATCAGTACCGATGCCCCACGATGCCGTTGCCCATCGGCCAGTCTTCGAGGGCGGCGTTCACGTCATCCTGCATGGCAGCGCACGCGTCTCGGTACGAGCCACTGCTCGGCCGATCGGTCTGGATCACGGCAATCTCGCGTTCCACGTCGCCGACACGGGCCAGCGCGCTCTTCGTCGCGCAGGGGATACACACCGGGTCCTGGTACGGGCTCAGCTGCGGCAGCGGCGCTCGACAGCCGGGGCACAGCGGGGCTGCCCCCAGACGACACATAGCCTCTCGGCGACGGGACACGCGCCCAGTCTACCCCGGCTCCGGCTCGTCGCCGAACAGCGGCTCTTGGTTCAGCCCTGAGGCCTCGGGCGCGATGGCGTCGGCGAGCTGCCGGAGGGGCCTTCGCGCACGGCGGACCCGCTTCGCGAGCTGGACGAGGACGTGGACAGCTACGGCGTCGCGGCCCTTGAGACTCGGAACCAGCTCGGCCGCGACCTTGATGGCGTGCTCTACCTTCACTCTTGTCCCATCGGGACTATGCTGTTGTCTGACACGTCCGGTGTCAAGAGAGCCATCGACGCACTTTCTCGCCCTCCGTGCTAGGCTCGGCGGGTGACGACCTACGCCATCATCGGCCGGCGAGAGGGGCTCATCGACGTCGTCGACACGAGCGGCGCCCAGGCTCTGGAATACGCCGCGTCCCTCAAGCTGGGGAACGTCTGGTTCGACGCGCCCGAGGAGTGGTTGGAGGAGAGCGGCGTTCCTTTGGCAGCAAACGCGCGGCCGCGCTCCCACGCCAAGATGCGTGAAGACCCGTACCGTGCGCTCGCGAAGGCGAAGCTGTCGCCGATCACGCTCGAACAGGTGCTGGCGCGCTACCCCAAGCGGAAGCTGAAGTGGGAGCGCGACAAGAAAACAGGACAGTTGGAGGTGTTCGAGAACCACACCGACAACCGGGACCCGGGGCTCATCGCAGCGCACGCTGCTCTCGTGCCGCACTTCCCGTCATCCAAGACGATGAAAGCGGGGCACGACATCGACGTGGGTGTCTGGCAGACGCCGAAGGGGATGGTCGAAGCTCTCCTCGCCCAGAACGCCAAGATGAAGAAGAAGCTGGACGTCGAGGTGCCTCGCTACCTAGCCAAGCAGCTGGAAGGCGCGGCGCCGCCTGAGGCCTGGGGGCTCGCGCTGGCCCCTCATGCGCTGGCCTACGACGCCAAGCTGGCCGCCACCGCGTTCGACGATCCGATCGCCCGGCGCGAGGCGAAAAAGTTCCAGCTCAAAACCTCGGGGACCGTCTGCTTCCGCAAGACTGCCGAGTGCGGCGCGAGCTGCCTCGTGTACAGCGGACAGAACAACGTCGACCGGTACAACTACGTGGTCAAGTTCGCCAAGACCAGCGCGCTCATCAAGGAGCCGTTGGCCTTCTGCCGGGTGCTCATCGACGCGGTGGGGCGACACTACCGGCGCTCGAACATCTGGCCGTTCACGCGGCTCAACGTCTTCAGCGATATCCCGTGGGAGCTGTTCTTCCCCGACATCTTCCGGCTCTACCCGGACATGTGGTTCTACGACTACACGAAGATCCCTGGGCGCGACCCCGAGGGAGAAGCCGACGTCGAGTACGACCTGACGTTCAGCTACTCCGGTCACAACAAGCCCGAGATGCTCTACGAGCTGGCCAAGATGAACCGGCGCGTGGCTGTCGTCTTCGCCACCAAGATGCACGAGCTGCCGCGATTCGCGTGGGGCGTTCCGGTAGTCGACGCGGACATCAGCGACTTCCGTCCGCTCGACCCACCGAACCCGGGTACGGGGAGCAGCAAGCCGGTCGTCGTCGGGCTCGCCTACAAGAATCCGCTGGGCAACCAGCACGCGAAAAGTGCGAAGAACATCGACATGTTCGTTGTCCCCTGCCAGGAAGAGTCGGACGGCAACATCATCATCCACGAAACGCCGGGACAGACGCCGATCCATCAGCTGACCGACTGGCAGGCCCGTCAGCTCCGCGAGACCGGCATCAAGCGCAAGCTCTACCTCGTCTAGTGCTTGTAGTCCGGCGGCTCCGGGCCCTCGAAGAGTTCCACGTCAGCGTCGTCCAGGCGCTCGTCGATCCTCTCGATGAGGTAGTCCACGAGCCGCTGTTCCAGGCTCACGAGGGGGACCAGCGCCCGAACCCGGTAGAAGAACAGGCGCCCCCGGATACGCTGCACGCGAGGCGCATTGGCCACGGTATCGATCATCGAGCTGATGGTTTTTCGCATCTGTCCTTTGTCGCCTCTCTCCTCACCAAGCACCCCCGGGAGAAATCGAATCCCCATCTTCCCCTTAGGAGGGGGACGTTGTGTCCAGTTCAACTACGGGGGCATATACGCCGCGACGCACCCGTTTGAGACGCCCAGCCTTCATCAGGTTGTGGAGGGTAGCATTCACGGTTGGAACCGCCCTGCCCAGCGCCTCCGCGACCTCCGGGGGACGAACCTCCCCTCTCTCCCGCACCAAGCGCAACACGTCGCCCTGAAGCCCCGGCGTCGAAGCTAGTTCTCCATTCGGGGCAGACGACGATCCCGCGAGCGCCGTACCAGCGATACGACTTGTCGTCCGGGCTGTGGCAGCGACGGATCATCGTGGACCACAGTCGCCTGAACTGACGACGCTTCACGAGTTCCGCGCCTTCCTGGTGCGCTCGATCGCCTTGTCGAAATCCTGTACCACATCGCGAACGGCCTCGGCGCGGTCGGTGATGCCGCCGCGAGCCACGACCGACTCCATCAGCGCCGCGCACTCCGGGCAAACCGGCTCGCCCCGCGGGGACATCTTCACCGAGACGAGCTTCGCCTTCGCCATCGCAGCCCGAAGAGCGGGGGTGCCCCGGCCGTGCTTCTTCACGAGCTTCTTGATGGTGCCGTCCCGCACCGCCGCCTGCTGAAGCTCGATGAGATCGAGGGTGTGCTGCGGCTCCCAGGTGCAGACCGTGACGGTCAGCGAATCAGTTTTCGCCACCGCGCTCCTCACGCGCGAAGACCGAAGCAAGGGTGTCGCTCTCCTCGATGCTGCAGACATGCTCCGGGCCGAACGTCACCAGGGCACCGCGCTGCAGGTCCGTGACGACGACGGGATCGTTCGCCAGTTCCCCCTCGTAGCGACCCTCCGTGACCTTCGTAACGGTGACCCACATCCGCTCGCCGGACGCACCCGCCGAATGGTACTCCGGGACGAACACGAGCTTGGCCGAGTCACCGAACACCAGCGCCTCACGAACCGGACGCGGGGGGATCTCGAAGTCGTCGTAGAGCTGCGCCCGGTCCTCGACGTTGTCGAGACTCCAGGTCACGCGGGGCTCAGATCCTGCGGCCTGAAGTTGTAAGTCTTCCTGCCGATCTTCACCTCGACCCACGTGATCGACCCCTTCGGCACGATCCGCAAGACGGTGCCCTTCGCGGTCGTCCCCAGCTTCGCCTGGAGCTTCGCCGGCACGCGGACCTCGACCTTCTTCTTCCGCTTCGACGCGCCGTTCAATAGTTCAGCGATCTTCATGGTTTCTCCGGCTGGCTGTCTGACAGTGTTGCATCTTGTCGGACAAGCGGTTCGGCGTCAACCGCGCTAGAATCCGATCAATGAGTGCCATCGTCCCCCTGGACCCCGTGACCATCCGCAACTTCGGGAACGGAGACCGGAAGCGGTTCGAGCGATACGTGCTCATGGTCACCGCCTTCCTCGAAGGCAAACCGGCCAACACACGGCGCGCATACCGCTGCGGCATCATGCAATTCTTCGAGCTGTTCGACTGGATCTCACCGGAGAAGGTGCGCGTCGCCCACGCTGTCGCGTTCAAGAAGTGGCTGCTGGAGCACCACGGGGTGAGCGAGTCGACGACCTACTGTCGCCTGAGCGCGGTGAGCAGCCTGTTCGACTTCCTGTGCCGCCCCGACGGCACCGACGGCGACGCGCTGCTCAGCTCCAACCCGTTCAAGTTCGTGCCGCGCAGCGACATCCAACCGACACCCTACGCCCGCGCGACCGCGATGGACTGGGAGGTCTTCCGCGAAATCGTCGACAACATCCCTTCCGACGAAGCCGGCCTGCGCGACAAGGCGATCCTCATCTTCTTCGCCTTCACCGGGCGGCGGCGCGCCGAGGTCGCTCAGCTCAGGATCCGCGACCTGAGCCTGCGGTCACGGCCGCGCTCCTACACCGTCAAGACGAAGGGCGGCAGGGTCCAGTCGTTCGAGCTGCCCGAGGTCTGCTACGACGCCATGCGCGCGTACTGGATCGCCGCGGACCGGCTCCACGGGCTGCACCCCGACGCGGGCGTCTTCACGGCGACGCGCACCTGCCACCTGACCAAGCACCTGGATCCCGACAGGCCGCTCAGCAACCGGATGATGAACGACATCCTGAAGCGCGCGGCCATCCGCGCCGACGTCGACATGGAAGGCGTCCGCATCCACGCCATCCGCCACATGGCCGCACGCGACCTCGACGAGGCCGGCGTCCGGCTGCAGGACATTCAGGCGTTCCTGGGACACGCGAGCCCCACGACCACGCAGGTCTACCTGGA